CGAAACCCCTGCGATGATGAGTTGAATCGGGGTCTCCAATGTTCAACTCATTCAGAAAAGAGTCTGTCGGGTCTGTACTAATTCTTCTTGCAGTCTGTAACATACCTCTTGCTGCAGTATTTGCTTTGGACAATTTCTCTGCCCATATCATATCTTCTAAACTAACTTCAACTCCAGCACCTATGTCCTTACATATTGCTGCTAATCTCAACCTATATTGAGTAGATAACATAAAGTATTCTTATTACTATTATTATTTAACCCTATAACGGAGGGTACTCTGATTGTATAAGTTCTTCTGATCGTTCAACTTCAAATTGTTTCATAAGACGTTGCACTTGTTTCCTATCAAGTCCAGCAAGGTCTTCACAATTTTCTAGAGAACGGTAGATACATTCTCTATCAGAAATATTAGGCATATGCTTGTGCTGCTAACCAAACTGATAAACTTAAAGATGTTCCCATGATGGTGAGTCGGCTCATCCACCACATTATTTCGTGCTTCATGATTCTTTTAAACAGTAGTCAAAAAAACGAGGATGACCATCCAAAAATGGTACATCCTCTTTTGCTTGCTGCATTGCATGGTATGCATCTACTGCATACTCGCATATTTCTACGGGATTCTTTTCTGTATCGTGATAACCGATAGTGTAGTGGGACATGATCTTTCAACTCCAGTACGTAATTATATAGTACATGAATTGAGTATAAACTACTACTATTGTGTGGGAACCCTAATCCTTCTTTTTACCCATCTCCTTAAGCATCTTCTGTAAGTCTGCTGTACTACCCAAGAACATAGTGTTGTTAACTGTTTTGGGTGCAGCACCTGCTGTTGGTTCATCCAATTTTTTCATCTTTCCTTGCAGGTCAATTAACTTATCTGTCATGTCAGCAACCTGTTTCATTGCGTTAGTAGCAACTTCAAATGCTCTAGGGTGACCACTCTCTTGTGCTACTTCTAATGCACCACGAACTGCTTCTTGTCCTTGATCTATGAGACTATAAAGTTCTCCTCTAGTATATTCATAATCATCTTTACTGTCATTAGAAACATCACGTAATTGTTTCTTTCTAGTAGTACATCCATTTTCAGGAGTACTTGAGACCTCAATATCGAAGACATCTTCCATATTCTTGGCCATCTTATTATCTATTTTATCTGTCATAATAATTCAATTCCTTCATTAAATCCAAAGTCGTCTGTTGAAATTACTAATGCGTCATCTGCTGCATTGATTACACCATCTGCATTCTTATCAGTAGTTGCTTTAGGTGAATAAGTCATCTTGGTTTGACGCTTACCTTGATTCTTATCTCCAGTTGATTCGTATACAATTGCTTTCTTGATAACATCTGACTTGTTGAATGGTCCATATATGTATGACCTTGCAGTGAAACTCATTGTCCATACAATACTTCTTCTGTCTAGGAAATTATCATCCCAGTCATCAGCATAATTTATGTTATTAAGAATTATTGAAACATCTTTTTTCTCATTCATATCAGGAATGAAATTAAGTGTTACATTAAAATTTGGTTGGAAGTAAGGTAATATCTGTTCTAGTATCTGAAGTCCTGTGTCTTGTGACTTTGCAATGATACCTAATTCAAATTCCATATTATATGGAACTGGTACATACTGCATCCGTACTTCATTCTCTTCACCAACTCCTGCTATAGTTCTATACTTTTGTGTCGGTGCAATTTTTCTAGTAGAATCATATGTAATACCAGACATTTCAAAATAAAGTCTTGGTAATGTAATAGCAACTTTCTTGTCCACACTTGGGTTTTGTTCCAAACGTGTTAAGAATTTATTCTGTGGTCCATATGCAAGAGGTACTTTCTCTGCCTCTAATACAGCACCAGTATTATCATACTTTCTTGTTTCAATATTATTGAATAATGTACCGAAAGCAACAACGGTTTTTCGTATTGCTTCGTTATAAAAATGTGGTCCTAACATTACCAGTCACCAGATATATTTCCTGCTTCACCAAATGGATTAACCTCACCCCAATCAACAAGATCATTACCTTCGGTCTCTATGTATTTATTATCGCTATACGCACTTGTTTCCATTGTTAAGTTATCTATAGATGTAATCTCTCTAACTGTACCAGATTCAGATCCAGTTAAAGTCTCACCAGCATTGAAGTTACCAGTTCTATTAATGAGTGTAAGTACATGTAAATTCCTATCCCAGTAAGATACTTCAGCAGTAACTCCAGTGACAGATCCAGTAACAGTCTCACTTAATGAGTAATCACCTGTACCAGCAACATCCATTTGTATAGAAATTGATGGACTAAAGATCTCTTCAATATCATCAATACCAGGAACACCAGTCTCAAATTTATCATCACCCATCTCATAGATCTCGGCAGTCATCTGGTAAACATATGTTTTACCTAATTGATAGAAAGGTGCTTCTCTTTCTACAAACTTAATTTCATACAGATCTTCTGTTAGTGGATAGTATAATAAATCTCCTTCATTAGGTCTACCATCAACTTCTGTTATATCAGCAAAGTTATTAAATATCTGACTCCATCTATTTTTAGATACAACAAATTGTATCTCATCAGTTACTCTCAAACCAAACTTACTAATAAATTCTGAAGGTGATCCAAATCCCTCTACGTTAATGAGGAACATCTCAATCATCCACTGGGTTTTAAATTCAGAATACTTTATATCATCTAGGGTCATATCCTTAACACTTGACCTAGGAAGATAATAAACATCTGTTCCGAAAAGTTTAATCTGTTCATCAATTAAACTTTGTATTAAGTTCTGCTCGGTTGATACACCACCGTGCTGTGGAAAATATATACTCTTCATCCTATCATATCCATAGCAGGAAGTTCATATTGATCTTTACCTTCTGCTAGTATCATAGCAATTTCTTTCTCTGCATCAGAAAAAATCTTCTCTCCATTAAGAGAAACACCACCAGGAAGTTGTACTCCTTGGAACTTGATTAAGTTCTGACCCCACTGCCTTTTAATTAAAGCAGGAATGTATTTCTTAAGCCATCTATCATTATAGACTTGTGTGTATTCCATAGGATCTAATGCCCTATAACAATCTATAAGAAGGTAGTTTCCTTCTACAACCTTTGAAGGATCTATATCTAAAAATAATTTATCTTGTCTTTGATTCCATCTATACTCCACTAAAGCACCAGTGTTGACAACCATATCTAGAGTCTCAAAGTACTGGCGAATCATATAGTAATTCGTCATATCAAAATTACCAAAAGCAAATCCAGATGAGAATGAGAATATATCCATCAAGAAATACTGGTTACTCAATCCAAAGAGATCATTACGAACCCAGTTAGATGATACACCAAATACTTTAGATATACCTATAACATGATTAGGTATTGAAAGAAAATTATTTCTATTCTCCCATGTAGTATCACTATCAACTGATTTAACTTCTATAGTTGCATCAGTGTTACCACCACTAATGGTAATAGTGTCTCCAATAGCATAATCTTGACCATCATCATTAATTAATATAGATGTTATAACACCACTATCTGTGGTAGTATTAAATGTTAATCCAGTACCACTACCACCAGTAGTAGCAACTGCAGTATTGTTAGTATACCCTGTTCCACCAGATGTCAAGGTAAATGTTACAGTACCTTCATCACCTGAAACAACTTTAAGTTGATCGGAACCATTAAATCTTTCTACATCATCAGCAGTAATTTTATGTTTAAGAAACATTCTCTCGATGCCATCAAAATGACGTTCATGAAAATGTTGCAAAGCATCATCAATTAGGTCTTCCACCTGTTCATCATCTACGTTGACTTCCAGTACTGGATGACCTAATCTCCTTAATGCGTAGTCTTTTAACTCTGCCCTAGAGGAAGGTTGTGCCATGTTATTTCTTTATGCTTGTGCTTCTGCCCAACGTAAGTTAATTGTTGCGTTAATAGCACTACCAGACGTTAGGTAAGCATTAATCGCCAGAACATCAGGACCGTTGGGGAATGTACCACGTCCACCAATTGGTGTGTTAGTAAGTTCTTTTAGTTCTGATAGATCTAGGTTGTCCCTTTCACCACCACCAGAGGCAGTAAATGAGAATACCTGCTCTCCAGGAATTGCCGCCTCAACAATTGGTTCGAAGGTATATGTAGTAGATCCAGCAGTACCTGGTCTCGTTCTGTCGGAGAAGATCAAGTAAACTTTATTGCTATCGTAGTAGTAATCCCTAATGTTAGCAACAGTAGCACCACCTTTTAGATTACCACCAGAAACTTTCCAACCAATCTGTACACCAGCAACATCTGTTCGATTAAATATAATCCATGTTGTATTATAATTTTGAGTATTGGCGTTAGTAGCAGTAATTGCTGAAGCAGCACCCTCCCATGTAACGTCACCACCAGAGGCAACTTGTGCAAATGATGGTTGTCCACCAGCACCACCAGTATTCAATCCATTCCATAAAATACTTGTTGGATCATCAGGGTAGTTTTTAGGATTCATAACACCCTCAACAATAACACCCTGTGAACTCGATCCACCCTGTGTAGTGATCTCAATGTTCTTGAGTAGTAATTGTGCTCGGTTGATTAGTTCTCTTTCTCCTAGGTCTCCAGTAACAGAGTTAGAAACACTAGGTGATAGACGAATCAAGAAGATAGCACTTTTACTAGTTGAAATTTCAATTTCCTTTTCTTGCCATGAGAAGAGATAACCACGATCTTCATCAAATCCACCATCAGTTAGGAATGCAGAACCCCAGTGGTTAATCTGTGGTGTAGCAGTAGTTGATAGTAAAACAACACCACTACCTTTGGTGTGAGCAATAGCACTACCAGCAGTATAAGTTCTTTGAGATCCACCAGCAAAATTAGTGTGAGTTGCTGCTCTTGTAAGACCAGACAAAATATTACCAGTTTTGTTGTTATAATTAATAATCTCGTTATTCATAATCAATGTACCACTAGAAGGGAATAGTGTTCCGTCTTCTAATGTCATTGTCTCTTGACTTGAATCCATTGCAACTTCCACCCTTCCTCTAGCACCTTCATTAATAACCTCATACCTAACAGGTAGGTTACCAGAACGCATAAATGCTTCGTTGTTCATGTTGTTATTCTTCAATCTATGTAAGAATACAAAATCACCAGATGGTCCTCTGAACATCCAATCAATGAATCCTGCTCCGTACCATGAGTATTGGAATCCCATCATCTGCATCTTCGTGATGTCAGTAATGTATCCAGACTTACCTGTACCATCTGCTCTATCAAGGTTCCACTGACTTTGTGGAATAAGAATTTCTTTTGTTAGTGCAGCTTTTACATTAGAAACTGTAGTAACTCCCCTATAATCAGGATTCATATACAAAGTTGAATCGTCATCAATCTCTGTAACGAGATGACACATACCACGAATTACAATACGGTCACCCACTTTTAACTGTTCAGTAAATTTAGTATTGACTCCTGTTAATGTGTTACTATCTGGAGTAGCAGTTACGGTACCAGCAATTTGGTATGTGGAAGACCTTAATCCACAGGAAACGATATCACCATCATACTGAATGAATATACCATTCTGATCATCAAAAGCACCAGCACGAACTGTAGAACCTTTCCACTTATAAAGTGAAACAACTGGTTGCTCACCAAATTGTGCATTAGTATGTTCTAATACTTGTGTAGCAATAACGGTAAATGTAATTTCATCAACGACTGATGCTACAACATAATGACCATTATAACCAGTAGATGTTATACCACGAAGTTGTATCTGTGCTCCAACTTGGAAACCATGATTCAAATCATCTGTTTTAAGTGTAATGATACTTCCAACTCCTGTACCAGTAGAAATAGCAGAACGCAAGTCGTAGTTTGGAGCAAACAAAGCACCAGTGGTATACATAATACCTTTACCTGACTGGTATCTAATATACTTTTTAGATTGTCTAACTGCTTGAGCACCATGAGCAGGTGATCCAGTTCCCAATTGTACACCACCATCAAATGGTCTATGTCGATAGAATGAATCTGTTCTTGGATATACCTTACCAACCAAACTACCAGAAACTGTACCAGTAGTTCTTGCGGTATATAATATTGTAGTTAATGACGGAACTTCATTGATGTAAAATGGTCCAGAACACAAATCATGTCCACCTCCACTAGATGTGATTGCTGATAGAATTGTATCTCCAGGAACCAAACCATGATTAGATGCAAATTCAACTTTTATTTGTGCAATTGCTGAATAGGATACTGTAGTTGCTGTTGCAATTACTTGAGTTGTGGGAGAAGATAGAGAAATTGCTGGGTAGAAAACAAGAGAATCTCCTGTTACTGGAGTACCAGATGCTGACACTGCAAGAACACCACCATCTGATGTTATATCAGTTACAGTGATAGTCATATCATTGGTTGTATCTAAACCACCCAATGTACTACCAAGAATCTTAAATTGATATCCAACTTTATATCCAGTACCAGCATCATCAACAGTAGGAGAATATACTCCACCAGTAATTGATGGAAGGAATCTTGCTCCAAAAGAAGGAGCGTTTACAAACATTCTATCGAACTGTTCACTACCATCAACGGCTGTACCAGAATGAGAAATTCCAGTAATAGCACCAGCAGCAGTAACAGAACTAACAGTAATAGTTAAATCATTAGTTGAATCTACTCCACCCATTCTACTACCATTAATAGTAATAGTATCATTAATTGCATATCCAGTACCTTGATTTTGAGTAGTTACTGTATATGATGGTGAAGTCGATGTATTAGAATTAGTAGTAGTAATAGAAACTGACATTGTTTGAGTGTCAGCACCAAATCCACCAGAATCTTCTGTGACTACAGCACAAAGAAAGTTAACTCCAGGAGTTTTAGAAAATAAATCTATTACTGCCACTCCATTAGTTGGTGTTTGATCTGCTTTACTTACAGCATAACATGGTGTTGGATTTCCAGCATTCTGTTCAGCAAGATCATTGATTAATAAAACAAGTCCATTCCTTACTTCAGTTACAGTATCACCAGCAAGTGCAGTATATTCAAATTCAGATATTGTGCTATTAATAGTTTCAGTGATTATTGCTTTGAATGTATCACCAGTTTCAATTGTTCCACCGATAAGTATCTCATGTACTTCCTGTCTGGTAACACCAGAACCAGTTCGGTCAATATCAAATTGAGCATTGATACCAGATCCACTAGTACTATCTTGGTTTTGGTTTGTATAAGTTTGACTTGCATCAAGACCTACACCAAATGTATTATAACTTGTAATGTTTCCTTCTGCACCAACTCCAGTAATGTAAATATCAAGATCCTGTTCAGGAGAAGAACCTTCTAACTGGTTACCATAAATCGTAATTTTTTCTCCAACAAAATAATCCCTACCGTCATTGATAGAAGTAGAAGCAACTACTGAAGGACTGCCACTAATGTTACTATGAGTTGATTGTACAGTAAACCCATCAATAGCACCATTACCATCAACAGATGTTATTTCAATTCTTAAATCATTACCAGCTTCGTCTGCTGGTGTACCAACTCCAGGAGTACCATCAACACCACCAACTTGAGATCCTAGGATATTAAATATAACATTTCCAGCAACTACATAGTTTTCACCACCACTATTAAGACTTACAGTATAACCAGCACTAGATCCACCAGTTCTAATTACTGTAAATAAAGCACCTACTCCTGCTCCACCGTTATTGTCACCACCAATCCAAGTTGGTGCTAAATTTGAGTATTCTGTTTTTTCGTTTATACTAACAGAAGTATAAGCACCCTTTGTTCTCTGAACATTAAATACTGCACATGGGTGTATTGGTGTTGATGCTGCTGATCCTATACCTAATCCAAAGTTCTGTATAATACCATCCACAGCACCAGAAATAAAACTGTTACCTGTTTTATCTGTTGTGTATGGAGAAGACAATGTTACGACACTACCTTCAATATTAGTAACGAAAATAGTATCACCAGAACCATTGTTTAATGCAGCACCAATTGCAATATTTTGTGTATCGTTAAATGTAATAGTTGATACAGGTGCAACAAATGAATTCGTAATATTAAGAGTAGTATTAGTACCAACAACACCAGTTACCTGTGTTCCTGTTGCAATACCAGTAGCAGATAAAGGAGCACCTATAGGTGGCAAGGTAGATGATGGATTTATACCAAATGTTACAGAACCAGCAGGTGTAGAACCTTCTGTCGCAAAATTTCCTGCTGATCCATTTGTGTCTACAGTGAATGTAGGAGATGTTCCAATTTCAGCACCAGTATAGAATCCAGCTTCTTTTAGGAATGTAAAACTAGATTTAAGTGAAGAACCAGCAGTAGTTCCTACTTTTGCTTTTGAATAATAAGTGAATTCTTTTGAATTAGGAACAGTATTAATAATAAATGAACCTTCAGCAGATGAAAATCCTATCACAGAATCAGCAAGACCTTTCATACTGATAGGATCTCCCACAGAAAGACCATGTTCTAATATTGTAGTAACTGTAATTAAAGAAGGACCAATACCACTAGAACCTGCTGAAGCATCTGTTACAATCTCTGTTGTAGCAATATCAGAACCAGGAATCTCGTATATAGAAGGATAATTTCTTAATAGGTCAATACTTTGCCACTTCGTTGGTTGAATTCCATACTCAAAGTCAGCATCAAGCATAGACTCTGGAGCAGCAAAACGCATACGTTCGATAGCGTCTGTACCGAAGTCGTATGGTCTAGTTCTTTGCTCATCTTGTTCAACAAAGATCTGAACAGGATCAGATGATGCATATGCTGTAGTATCATATAAGAACGTAATAGTTGTTACACCATTAGTTCTCATGTTTTCATTTATAAAATCTGGGTCAGAACCAGTTTGATTAAATGCGACACTAACTTGTCTTGTAGTATCAGCAAAATTATATAAAACTTCATTCTTTTCAGTATTAGTAATCAACAAAAGTTGTTCACTATCATACTTACCAAGAAGTTTTAGCGTCCCTACACCAGCAATACCTGGAGAAAATATATAATCCCGAATCTGTTTCTTTGCCATAATCCTTGTTTATCCTAGTGCGATAGAGAAAGCAGTAATCTTTGAATCAACATACCTACGATTAACAGCATCTGTTTGATCAGTAGGCTCTGCAAGATTTGTTACCTTATTATTTAGAAGATCTAAATTAGATGAAAATGACCCAGAAGTACCTGTGAGGTTACCAGTGGATGGGTCAACACTAAATTTATTTGCTCCAACTTCAAGAGTACCAGATGTACTAATACCACCAACAGAAGATATAGATCCTTGAGTAGATATTAAACCAGTTTCATTTGATATACCATATTTTTGAACATCAGTGGAATTATAACCAGTAAGTGTTCCTCTTACATCGGTAGATCCAGATACATCCAATCCACTAGATGCTGTAAGTTTTCCTGTAAGAACAGAAGTTCCACCAACCGTAAGATTACTACCAACATCAAGAGTTGTACCAACATCTAAACTACCTGCTAGTGATAAGTCGGTAGTAATAATTGTATAATTAAATTTAGCGTATGCAGCAAACGCTACATCAGGATTATCAGTATAGACGATAACACTTTGATCTCCACGTACTTTAATATCAGTTCTTTGATATGTCTGTCTTGGATTTACATCAAGGTTATACTCCATGTACTCGTCTGGAGCAAGTGTAATTTCATTTTCTGAACTTACACCAATTCTAACTCTGGATGGATTCGGACCTTGATTGGTAATGAAAATGTTTATTGTTGCTTCTTCACCACTAGGAACAGTGTATAAAACTGCTTGAGATTTAGGATTAGATAACTTTACTGAATTAACAAATCCAGATTGTCCTGTTGGATCATCAAGCATCTGACCCTGAATAATAAAACTTGTATTATCCTTGTCAGATTCTATTACTAAATTTTGATTATTTGCATAATATATCGATGCAGTTTCATAACTCTCACCTTCTTCAATAATATGATCATAAATGATATATGATGAAGGATCAAATTCTGTTAACGATCCAGAAGAAACACCAACTCTTATTCTAGTTGGAAATGGATTCTTGTGAGTAACAGTAAGTTTTCCCTCAACTAACTTGCCTGAATCTGCAGTATGAAGAATAGCTCTTGCATCTTTAGATGGTGTTAACGATCCTAAATAACCAAAGGTAGGATTTGTCATGCCTGTTCCTGCTTGCGAATTTAATAATTCTATGTTATTCTTATTTATAATTTAGTGGTTGAAGGTTTTATTTATGAAAATGATTACTGGATGTAATGGATTTATTGGATCACACTTTAAAGAAAGAGAAGAAAAGTATATTGGTGTAGAAGCATTTAATGCAGTTCATATGATTGAGAACTTCCCTAACTGGGATGATATAGATGAGATCATTCATATGGGAGCAATCTCTTCGACTGTAGAAACAGATCTTAATAAGTTACATTTCTATAACGTAGACCTCACTCTACGTTTATTTGAACAAGCTATCAAGTATAATATACCAGTAAAGTATGCGTCGTCAGCATCTGTGTATGGTAATGGAAGTGCTGGTTGGGGGGATCTAAATCCATTAAACTACTATGCTATAACAAAACTTCAAATTGATTATTGGGTACAAGATAACATAGATCGTTTCAGTAATATACAAGGATTTAGATTCTTTAATGTATATGGACCTGGAGAAGAATTGAAAGGAGATCAACGTAGTCCTATCAGTAAGTTTACTGAACAAGCAAAGATGACTGGTCAAATTAAAGTCTTTGAAGACTCTAAAAAAATGTCAAGAGATTTTGTTTGTGTTAATGACGTAGTTGATGTAGTATTAAATGCTAACAATCCTTCTGGTATCTATGATCTTGGTAGTGGAGACTCTATAGATTTCTATACTGTTGCAGAAATCATTGCAGACAAAGAAGGTGCTGATATTAAAGAAATACCATTCCCTAAACATTTAGAAGGTAAATATCAATATAACACCGAGTCAAATATGTCTTGGTCAGATCATAAATTTATTACGGTACATGAATATGTCAATAACTCCTGAAAAAGCAGCAAACTTAATATCCTTAATGGAACTTATGGAAGATACCATAGAGCATTATTGCGATCAACATATGGTATCAGGTGAATCAGCATGGACAATGGCAGCATCACTCGCAGATGCAAAACTCCATACAGAATTTAATCACCCCTAACTATTCTATAACTATCATCTTCGAAATGTTCTGTAGAGAATTCGAATAATTCTACATCTGTAATACCCTCCATCATGTGTCTTAACCCAGGAGGGATATAGAATTTATCACCTTTCTTTAATATAACTGTCTTTGCATCAGAGAAATCATCTTCGTAACCATGAGTCATCTTTAGTTCACCACTCTGAACATAGAATGTCTCATCTTTAATCTTGTGATAATGATATGAACACTTCATACCTGCATTAAAAAATAGAAGTTTTCCACAATAGTTTGAACTATTGCAGATCCACTTCTCATATCCCCATCCCTTTTCTACTATCTTCATCCAAAGAAATCCTCGGAATTAATTCCTTTATCATCTATGAAGTAATGTGCATGGAATTTACCCATGTGTAACTTATCAAATTTACATCCCCATGACTTAAGTTGATTATAAGTTAGATCATAAAATGCTTCATGTGCTTTCTGACCATCACCATCAAACCTACCCATACCTCTAGCAGTATAAAAAACAATACTGTTTCCTTCATCATACAATTTATTTAACTTCTCTATCCGATCCATCATTGGTTCGGATTTCTCGTATTGTCCTATTGGACAATTACTTATAGTACCGTCAATATCAACTACGTAAATCATCTGCTTCATCAATAGAAAGAATATAAGTACCTGGATGTTGTACAGCAATTGAAGCAGCACGATTAGCAAGAGGTATTGCTAACTCTATCCTTCCAGATTCAAGATAGAAATATGTTAACGCAGCAAGAAAGGTATCACCTGCACCTGATACATCAAAGGTAGGAACCTTAACACCAAGATATGGTATACCTTTATACTCTGCTCCTTGAGAACCTTTAGTTACAATAGCATTAGGATACTTTCCTTTTAATTTACTTCTCTCTAACTCATTGATTTTAATAAAACAATTCTTCTTTGGTAATTTGGTTTTCTTACTGTCTATGAATACAGGACCATCAAACCACTCAACTAATTCAAATATCTTTTCTTCCGAAAGGAATCCTTTATTGTAGTCAGATATAACCATAGCATCAAAAGGATCCCCCAAAGGAGTTGGGTGATTATGTATACCAGTAGGATAAGAATTGCCATCAGGTAACTCCCAATTAAAAGAATCAACCTCATCATTTTCATCAAGTCTCATGATCTGTTGATTAGAACGAATATCAACATATCTTGTCTTAACTGGTTTTAATTCATTACTCATAATATAAACATCACAACCAAATGACATTAGGTTGTTCCTGACGTTCTGTGCCATTCCTTGACACTCTTCTTTACGTTCGTACTCTAGAACAGGAACAGGTGCCTCTGGACTTAATCTAGAGGTCTTACCGTAGATGTATCTATCTACGCATGTTTCACCTATAACTAATACCTTGAATTGTACGACTTGTGGAGTAATCTCCTTGTCTTTCAAAGAATTTAACTTCTTTAGCATGTTCACGTCCTACGACAACACCGTTTTTCCAATCGGATCCAACCACCAGTATATCAGGTTTGATACATTCTAGCAAGTTTTCTAAACCCGACCTATTATTAAATGTGTGAACTATGTCAATACATTCAATAGCTTCTAACACAAATCTCCTATCTTCCATTGTAAAGATAGGTCTATCAAACCCTTTATCTAATGCCACCTTCTCATCAGAATCTATGGCAACTATTAAATAGTCACCAAGAGATTTTGCATATTGAAATAGTGCTATATGACCTGGGTGAAGAACATCAAAACATCCATTAACAAAAACTATCTTCATTTAATGAACTTAATCTTCTTTGATACAACATTTGAATGGTCTATACTCTTATTAGGGACTTTAACTAACTTCCCAATCTCTGGAAGATACATGTATTCAATATCACTTTGACTTAATGTATCAAGTGCATCCTCAATAGTTTCGACCAAAGGATCTCCCCCAAGATTAAAACTAGTGTTAAAGAGAATAGGTACATCTGTAATTTTCTCAAAAGCATCAATGAGATTATAGTAATGTTTATTTTCTTCTTTCGTTACAGTTTGAATACGACATGTACCATCAACATGAATTACTGATGGTATCTTCTCTTCAATACCTTCGTGACATTTAACAGCATACATCATAAATGGTGTCTTATCTCTTCCTTTGAGATCAAACCATTCATGGACTTTCTCTTCTTTAATAGAACACGCAAATGGTCTAAACCACTCTCTACGTTTAACCTTATTAACAATATCTTTACCATCCTTAATGGTTGGATCAAATAGGATAGAACGATTACCTAAAGCACGGGGACCACCTTCTGATTTACCTTGAAATATAGTAACAATATTACCTTCACGAATAAGTGCAGCAACATCATCATACGACACATCTTTTAATTCCAGATCTTTTATCTGATCTTCATAAGATTTTGGATCATATTGAGGACCATAATATACTGATGTTCTATTTCTTGGTTTTGTGTCACCAGATTCCTTATAGTGAATATAATATGCTCCACCAACAGATGTACCACCATCATGTGATATAGGTTCACAGTAGATGTTTAAATTAGGGAAACGCTCCCAATACTTATAATTTGCTACACAGTTAAGACCATAACCACCAGAAATACAAATATTCTTTTCACCAGTTAAATCAACTGCTTTTTGAATAAGATCACACATACGATCAGATGATTGTTCTTGAATCTTATATGCTAAATCTTTTTGTAAATCAGTGTACTCTCCTTCTTTGTGTTTTTTAACATCATCCTTAAAAATCTTATATCTGTCAACATTTATTTCAGCAGCATTAGGATAAGTTGGGATAATTAAATTTCGATTACCCCATTCTCCATTAAAAAATGATGGTATCTCATCATTTGGTTTACCATATGGAGCAAGACCCATAGTCTTACCTGCTTCAATAGCAGGGAATCCACAATATTTTGTTACTGCTTCATACATTTTAGTATGACCAGGATACTCTGTTAGGAATATATTATCTTTTAATTCATGAAAACCAATAGATGCTTTAGTACCCATGTGCTTATACACAACATCAAATATATTAGGATATTTTGTATGGAAAATAGTTTCAAATTCATATGATGTATCTGGACAATCTCCTACATCAAGAAAACTACCAGCACCATCAGCAACAACTGTTGCTGCAGTTTCAAATCCAGAATTAAAGAATGCAGCTGACGCATGCATTTCGTGATGAATTTCACAAATATGATGTAAATTAAATTTAAATTTCTTTCTTGCTAATTTTCTAACAAGTCCTGAATAAACATCTCCTCCACACCAATCAAGTTCAGGACCATTTTCATGTGTGTGACAAACCACAAGATGATCAATTTTATCAACATAATCAAATACTTTAATTAATCCAGCAAGAGGTGCTCCATCATATTTTAATCTTGTCAATCTTTCTTCTTCTAGATAGAAAATTATTTCTCCATCTATCATTAGTGTGGTACTGGAGTTATGACCACGGGCACACGATACAATAATACTCATAATTTTAAATTAAGATTCTATATTATTTTTTTCTAAAACTTTGTCAATAGATTTTTTAGATTTTGTTTTAACGGGTTTAACGTCAATAAGTTGATTAAAAGATTTTTTAGGTTTTCTGTGTGCTTTTGGAGCACCATCTTTTCTATTTGGAAAGTATTTTGGAATTACTTCGTCATCAAAATATGTATCACTTACTATAGCTTTTTTTGCATTTCCACCTTCTCCAATTGTATCCTGAATATCTTTTAAGATCTTATTTTTTATATCTTCTAATTCTGCCTTGGTATAATCCATACAAGTATCATTTTTTCTATCTGTCAACTCACCATCCATTCCATCTATTCTAATTGGAGAATATTGTTTAGGGTTATTCTCTTTTTCTACAATATTAAAATGTTCTGGATAAGATATATTTTCTGCAAATGTACTTCCGAGAATAACACTTCCTGGTTTATCAAAAGCATATGCCATATGCTGTCCACATGAATCTACACCAACAAAATAATCTGCTGCATCTATAATACCAGCCCAGTGACGTAGATCGGCATCTACGTACATATTCTTATCGTTATCAAATTTAATTTCTGTCATAGAAATTACATTATAATATTTCCGAAGTCGTTCGGAAATATAAAAATAATCATCTGTACTTAAAGACCTGCTAGTTGGATCAACAACATGACCACCTTTGTGTTCTGTACCGTTTCTTCCAAATGGTTGAATAACTATAGTTCTTTCCTTTCCCTGTTGCTTTATTACTTCAGCAATTATATCTTGTGCGTTTATTTCTTCGGTCTTCGATAAAATTATTTTTGGTTTTTCTAAATCTTCATGATCATCAGTACCATTAACGAGTTTATCAAAAGACTCTGTTAATGATTTTTCTTGATTATAATATCCATATTCCTGATATGGTTCTAAATTTATCAGGTTATTATCTTTGATAATATCTTTAAATAATCCTTTATGTGAAGGATCAAAAGATATATCTTGAAATTCTGTTCCTAGAAAAAACGGTAGTCCAGATTGAGAAACAATATAAAAACTATCTGGTCCATTTATTTTTAAATATTTTTGAAAAGCAGGTAATGCACATATAATTCTACCAGCACCACCACTAACCATAAAAACTTTTTTTCTCGCTCTCGTGTTAGGAGAAGTTATTTCATCTTTCATAAAAATATCTCACTTACCATTATTTATACAAGAATCCATGGAGCATTTCTGACCCATGGATTAAAGAAAACCGAATTATAACTTAATTAATTTTTTGGATTATCGTCTTTTATTTTTTTAATTGCAGTATACCAAGCACCTGTTTTTGCATCTGCACCTAGTTTACCACCATCAATATCCCAAAAGAGTTGGTCTAGTTGGTCACCCATATCAGGATAGTTTCTAGCTTGTACATATGGTACTTGCCATGTTTTTCCTAGAATTTCACACGCTCTTTCACTTAACTTACAAAAATCATCTAAATCAATTTCAGTAGTAAGATAATCTGTCCACTCATCAGCAGTTTCTATTTCTTTACCTTTGAATCCACAAGGGGGGTATCCATGCTCGTTTAACTCACGACCACATTCTTCACTATACCACTTTAAATAAAATTCTGATTTGTTCATGGTTTTCCTTTTTTACTATGTTATTTATTTAAATAAAATTATGTTAATTAAACAGGCAATCTACCGTATCCTATTACGGTTACTGTTGAGTGACAATTGAATGGGTTTGATCCACTAGGAGTAGAGAAACAGAATCCTTTCAAACATGCACCATGCATTCCACAACAAGGATAAGCATATCCTGAATTTCTAACACCAATACAGCACATAGTACTGTCGCCGTTCATTGAAGTAGTGAAGCAATAGCGGAATCCTCTCTCGCCAGCACTACAAGGATTGTCTGATGAAATTCTATTATGCCACTGATAACCATTATATGAACATGCTGTCCTACAGTCACTGGAACATCCAATAGGCCATGCAATTGCTCCAGCACAAGTATACTGCCAAGAACCATTTGAACATTTGTTGTCTCCCATCCATCCACAAGAACAGTGTGCACAACAGTAACCAGCTTGGTATCCTGGTTGGCATCCAGGCCATGCCTCAAAACAATACGCCATTTGAGAGCAATAGTAGTAACCCTTTCCTGTCGTACCCATTATTTCGTAATGACTGAAAGCACCCCTCTTATCTGACGGGATAGCTACAGAACCATTCCAACAAGTGTTACATGCGTATAATATTTCAGGACCACCTGATGAACCACCAGCAGCAGTAACTGTTACTGCTCCAGTTGTTTGGTTTACTGAAATACCTGATCCAGCATTTACAGAATGAACAACACCTGTTAAGTTAGCACCCGATCCATTAGTACTTAATTTATTGGAGTTAATCGAACTTACTTCGTTATTAACGTAGGTACACAGGTCACTACAAGCAGAAGCAACTTTGGCATCTGCGTATTGTACTGTATTCCTTCCAGACGAATCGCCTTTAAATCTTGCCATTGTTAGTTCCTCTTATCAAGCTGCTGATTCTAAACCGTAAACACTTACAGAAGTGTCTCCAGCAGAAGCATAAACTACGACTTTTTTACCAGCGTCAAGTACAACACCAGTTCTTTCCAGAACTCCTGTTGCTGTTATAGAAGTATTGTATTCGATAAACTCCTCGGTTTGAGGAGTGGATGCTGCAGCAAGAGCAACCCTTGCGGTTACAGCACTTCCACTTCGATTTACTACACTAATGTTTACAACCGCCACAGTTGAAGCAGGTACTGTATAAACAACAGTATTAGTAGTTGCTGCTGGGGCAGATTGCCCTAATATTCCAGATGCCATGGGTTATCTCTTTCCTATATTAATATTTAGTGAATTTATTTGTTTCGTTAATTAGACAAAGGGTATGAGATTAACTCATACCGTAGAAGAAACCATCTTTGGCTGCTGCTGCATTTTCGTTGTCAACATAAGTCTTGGTTGCTTTCTGTGTAGGGCATTTGTTATTGCTGTTAGCAGATAGTGTAACATCAGATGAGAATTCACTGATGCTCTCACCAATTTGAGCACCAATAGAACCCAATCTCAAACTGGATAGACCAGATAGATCGAATGAAGATGCATTCAAGGTTGTTGCACCAGTTGCCTGATTAACCTTAAAGTAACGACCAACCTTGAAGTTACCATCTTGGTCAGTAGATACATAGAAGACTCTTCCAGGGAAATCTTCAGTAACTTCATTACCAGGTGCAGGAGCTTGGTTTGGTGTACCAGGGAAGTTGGTTTGTGATTTGGATCCACAACCAATATCCAAGAAGTCATGACCTGTTAGACGTACTTGAGAATACAAGTACCTAATCTTTGTGGCCTGTCTATCAAATGAATCAGCGGCTTTTTCTTCAGCAAGTACAATGGTAGTTAAACCAGTTGTTATTGTAGCTGAAGATGTAACACGGAAGAATTCATTATCAATCTTAAGGAAATCATCTACATCAACTCCTGCTGCTGATTCAACAAGAACTATTGTTTCTGCAGCATCGATATCTCTGGCAGTATCTGTTTGTGTTGCTGCTTTGGTTGAAATACCGAAAACAGTAATTCCATCAGAGTGAGCAGTAGCAGTTGTTCCTTCAGCACCTCTATTTACTGTGCAACTAGTTGATGATGGGAAAGTAACAACTTCCATTATTTCATCACCAACAACCATAAATCCACCAGTATCTAGATTACTAATACTGGAAACAGTAATAGTAGTTGTTGTAGCATCAGCAACTGCAGCACCCAATGTTAGGTCTCCTTTATATGCATAACGAATAATATTAGTCAAACCATCATGTGCAGCTGCAGTTGAACTCAATGCTCCTCTAGTAACTCCAAGATTACCACGTCCATTTGCTGGACTAAACGAAGAATTAGCAACCACATATGTAAATGTATCTGCACCAGCACCACCAGCACCAGTTACAAATTCAAGAGAACCACCAACAGTAGGTGCTTCTGATAGACCACCTAATGTTATAGTAAATCCATCTTGACCTTTTTGTGCGTCAGAATTATTAAGCAAAGTACAAGAAGCACCAGATGTAGAACCTGTTACAATTTCATTTTGAGTGAAAGTACCTTTTAAAGCACGATATAGAAGAGTATTAGAACTTGGTTGATGACTTAATATTTCTCCAATAGCACCTGATGTACCTCCAACAATTTGTTCATCTGTCTCAAACTCAAGTGGAGGAGAGGAAAGTGTAAGAGGATCATATGTTAATGCTTCTCCATCTACAAAACCATCAATTGTTGTTTCTGTCTGGTTGAATCCAGCAGAAACAATACCATATGTACCCCAAGAACTGTTACCAGCAAGAGAACGAATCTGACCACCATCAGTTGCACAGTAAGAAATATGTGCATAATAAGTGAAGCAAGAAACAATTTCTGCATAACTGTTACCAGTAACCCAGAATCCTACACCAGAACCTGTCCCTGTACTATGAATTTGTGAGTAAGAGTCAAACAACATTGTCTTGTTAGATGGTGTTGCATCACTATCATACTTATCATGAACACTACCATCAACAATTGCTCCAACTCCACCATCAGAGAAGCAAGAACACTGTGAAACATATGGTGATTTAAGTGTTTTTGAATTAGGATTTAGACGTAAGAATACACCTTTAATTGTAGCAGTATGTAGATCTTTAGGATCAGAAACTGATGGTACAAAACCAGCCATTCCATCCATAACAAGATCCTTCATCATTGTCTTGTTACTTAAGTAGAACAATGTAGAATGTTCGTTAAGAATAGGTGATTGAGCACTAACAGCAACTCCACTAGCACCATCATCAAATGTATCATTAGTATTCCAGTTGCCACCTTTAGTTGGCTTAAGAACTAATTTTGTACCTGCTTGTAAATCATCAAGAACCATAGCTTCTTTGTTTGCTATGCCAACATTAACAGTAATGTTATCTGAATCTACAACAGTAACTGCTAAAGCAGTAGCATGAGCAGGGTCTGTAGCACGAGGATATGTATGCTGTGTACCATGTGAATCTCTAGCACAAGTAAATGTTAATGCGTTAGCAGCAATAGTAACTGTGTTAGCAGCATTTAAACCATGTCCAGCACTAGTTATTGTTAATACACCAGTATCAGGATCATAGGCAGCAGTATCAACATTCTTTGTACCAGCACCAGTTACAGATAATGCATTAGCAGCAGCAGATACAAATGTGTGAGCTCCCTGTTGACCATTAGTAACAGTTTCTCCACGAACACGTGAAGAAGCAACAGGAGCTGAAGCAAGTGTAACCTCTTGTGTAGAACTATTATTACCAGCATCAGGCTTAATAACTGTAGTTCTCATGTTGTCTCCAACAATCGAAACAAATTCAGGAACAGTCATCGGCAAGGTTTCTTCGTAAGTACCTGCCTTCACATAAATTGTTGCTGGACCTGTAACAGTATCAGTAGCATGACGAATTGTTTTAAATGCTTGTGTTATGTTTTCACCAGTATTGGTATCACTACCGTCTGGTGTAACATAGAAAACCTTTTGTGTAACTGAATTGTTCTTCCATGCAGGGTATCCACCTTCTACAGTAAGAACTTGACCATTAGTTCCTACAGGTAGTCTTGTAGAACCAGCACCACTAACATAAAGAATGTCACCTGGATCTGTTAGAACGTTTGATTGAGCACCTTGTGTTAGTGGATTCCAGTAATCTCCATTAACATCATTTTCAGGTTCCTCGTTTGTATTTGCAGCAACACTGATATATGAATGACTTAATCGTGAAATACAATCGCCAGGATTGTAAGCAGTCGCAGCATCCCAATTACCTCTCCACGTGAAACCTCCAACTATGAAGTCCCAGTTGTTATTAACTGAAGTAGGTTGTGAATTAGTATTTGTAGATTTAGCAGCGTAAGAATTACCACCAAGTAATACAACGTCACCTGGTTTATAGGTAGTAGTATTATCCCAGTTACCAACAACTTTAAATCCAGTTGTTAGGATTTCCCAGTTAACATCAATACTAGTATTAGGTGCTATTCCAATATTAGTTGTTTTAGAAACGTATGTATAACCACCAAATACTACAATATCACCTACTTGGTACTCTGTACCAACTACCCACGAATCTTCAAACTTAAGACCAGAAACATAGGAAACAAAATTTCCACTAGCAAATGTAGCAGAAGAAGTGTGACCAGTAGTACATCTGTACTGATCGTTACCGTACTTAACGATATCGTTAAGTTTGTAGAAAATACTTACTCCTGACCAATCACCTTTTAATGCTATTCCTTCTGTGTGTAACTGCCATTTATTAAGATCAGTAATATACCAATCAGTTTCTAGCGATACGGAGGTGTGGTTGGTTGTACAAACATAAGTATTGGCACCGAACTTTACAATATCGTCGATGACATATGCAGAGGCACCAGTCCAGTCACCCCTCCAATTAAACTTAAGTCTGCCGAGTCTAAAATCTGCCATGTTGTTTTCCTAATTATTTGGGGCCTTCGGTGGAATAATCATAATCTTCGTTAAATCTTATGCAGAAGTAGCCATCACTATCAATAAAGTACATAACTTTGCGGCTATCAAACCTATACTGTTGGTATTTATCATGTGGATGATTCAAATGAGTTTTTTCTTCAGTTGTTTCATCTACATAATCATAAACTGCAGTAGAAAGATCTATATATGGGGTTCCATCTGTACGATGAAAATCTGCTGTTTCATTATGAATACTTCTGATTTTGGTATAGTTAAGCATACCATCAGCATCTCTTCGCAGTGCATGAATTGTAAAATCGTTTCCTAAAGTATAGCTATTATTAGAAGCAGTCATCCCACCTCCACTTTGTCTATTACTTTCGCTTATATACATCGTCATACGATTACCCTCCAGTAGGTGCCTTCCCAAATAAGTTGAACTCTCGCTCCTTTCACATCAAATACTAAAGGAGAAGAAATAACTTCCAGTTGGTTCTGGAATTGTCTTCCATCAGGATCGATTATAGTAACATTATTTATGTCCCAAGTGAAACCAACATCTACAAACTCAATAACATCTCCTTCCTTTGGTACTAACTTATTGTTGTACAAAGGTAATGTTAATGTTAACGGTCCTCCTGATGAATCAACAAGATAACGTAAACTAGTCCCCAATGTTTGACTAGTATTAATCAATTCCCATCTTGCTCGAAAGACATCAAAACCGCCAGTTGTAGTTCCGTCATGAATGACGGCCATATTCTTGTCGGTATCAATTGTTAACTCTCCAGCAGCTCCAGTGAATAGAGCGTGATCCGATGTGGAACCTCGTCTGAATTGTACCTGGGTTGTCATTAATAAACCTTACTAGGATACCAATTTTATTTATAAATTTTATACGATCCAACCGTAGGTTCTGGAAGGTGCTGCAAAAACAAATTCGATATTAGAAGTACCCTTAACAAAGATCTCACCTTTACCTGTGTGAACTCCAAATGGTGGGTTGGTAATAGCAACACCAGTAACAAGGACTTCAATCTGACCGAGGTATGCTCTTGTGCGAATGACATGTCCACGTCCATTGTAAGAGAAGAGCATATTCTCTTCATCTGGACTGAAGGCAACACATTCTGCTGCACCACTGAAGGTAGAGATATTACCTGAACCTTCTTCAATAACTGTAGTTCTTTCTTCTGCCTCATTAGCAGTTGTAATATCACCAGTTCCTGGATAGGATGCTCTGACAAAGGATTCAGCAGCAGATCCAGATATAGTAACAAGACCATCATCAACACTGTAATCTTTTGTAATCCTGTTGACAGATCTTCCAGCAATATCGAATAGAGTAGTCTGATCTGCTGGGTTATAAGTAAAGGATTCTGCTGCTCCAGAAAGTGTGGAGATAGAACCAGAACCAACATGAGATAGTGTAATAACAACTCTTGCTTCACCTGTAACGGATAGAGTATGAACCTCGGTTCCAGGTACGAATGCTGTCTTCTCTGCACCACCAGAAAGAGCAGAAATTCTTCCAGATCCAACAGTAACATCTGTGTTGGAAGCATGAGCATCACCAGCAACAGTGATAAGACCAGAACCTGCCCAAGCATATGTAAAGCTAACTTCACCATTACCAAAGTCCCAAAGAACTCCTTCTCCATGGAAGTGCTTGGTAGTTCTCTCTTCAATGAATCCATCAATCCTGAATAGACCGTCTCCTTTAGGAGCAAAGGTAATGTTGGCACCTGCATCACCCCATTCCCAAATTCTACCTTTACCAATTTCTCTGACTGTGGATTTCTCACTAATCCTTGTACCTTTGTACTCGAATAGAGTAGTCTGATCTGGAGGATTAACTGTGAAGGATTCAGCAGCACCAGATAGAGTAGAGATACTACCACTACCAATGTAACGTAGAGAAATCTTGATGATTCCATCACCAGATACAGGTATAACACCAGAACCTGGATAATCTGGAATAAAGAATACAGGTTCTGCAGTAGAACCAATCTGCATCTCAATTTGCTTGACTTCAGATTTGGCAGTCCTGTAAGTACCAATACCAACAATATCAAACAGAGTCGTGATGTCTGCTGGGTTGTAAGTAAAGGATTCAGCAGCACCTGATAGTGTAGAGATGTTACCAGTACCGATGATATCACGTACAATACTGATACCACCATTACCAAATACAGATATAACACCAGAACCTGGATAATCTGGGATGAAGAATACTGGTTCTGCAGTAGAACCAATTTGCATTTCAACTCTCTTAACCTCGGACTTGGTAGTCCTGCTGGTAGATATGCCAGCAATATCGAATAGAGTAGTCTTATCTTCTGGGTTGAATGTGATACTTTCAGCAGCACCACTGAATGTGGATATGTTACCAGTACCAATAACACCAAGAGATATCTTGATAAGTCCTTGACCACCAATATCAAATAGACCATCAGCAACTTCACTGACTGTTCTGGATGATGAAGCACCAGAGAAGTTGTAAAGTAGACCAGAACCAACTTCACTGTATGTTCTCTTCTCACTGATTCTCGTACCGATAAAGTAGAGATCTGCCTGTATCGCAGGAACCTTGACGGTAATAGATTCTCCACCGAATCCATGGGAGAAGAGATTGCCGTCTCCAGTGAATATTTCGGTATGAGATTCTAGACCCTGACCGTAGACTGGTAACGTACCAGAACCAATCCAGTTTGGTATGTATTTCTCTGATCCAGATCCAGTAAGTAATACATGAGTACCATCTTCTGCAGGATCGAATGCAACTCTTTCGACTGCTGTACCACTGAAGAGGATATGTGCCTCTCGCATTGGTGGTAGTTTGATCGTTCTTGCTTCTCCACCAAATCCACTGGAGAATATAGCACCTTCTCCAATAACACCAATAGATACATTGATGAATCCATCGCCACTCGTGGTAATAGTACCAGAAGCAGATTCTGCATATGCAAGTAATGGATCTCCAGAAGTACCGAAGATAGAAAGTGATCCATCTCCTGGTATTGGTGAGTATGCAACTTTCTGAACACCAAATCCAGCAATGTCGAACAGAGTTGTAAGATCTTCTGGATTGAAGGTGACTGCTTCTGCTGCACCTGATAGAGTGGAAATATTTCCAGTACCAACAAACGCAGGAGCAATGCTCTCTGTTGCAATACCAGAAAGAGTAACCAAACCTTCGAAGGTTTCGACAAACGCAACTGTTTCGACACCTGCTCCAGATAGAGTAATGACTCCACCTTTGCTGATCTCTCTGATAGTAACTTTTTCTGAAAGTCTTCTGCCTTCGAATGAGAAGAGCATCTGCTCTTCGTCTGGACTGAATGCGATAGATTCTGCAGCACCAGAAAGTGTTGAGATAACACCAGAACCATGATAATGATTTGCAAGCAGAATACTTGCTGTACCAGAGAGTACAATATCTCCAGATGCAGTAGATGCAACCAAAGTAGATTCAACTGCACCATCGAATCCATAAAGTCTTCCAGATCCAATGTATGGAGCATATATTCTAGACTCGGCACCAACACCAGAAGTCTGAATATGTCCATCACCTTTATGCAACAGACTAAATGTGCAATAGGCAAAGTCGTCAACACCAACGTAGATGTAACCAGTTCCAGCCCAGTAGGGTGGAAGACGTGCAATACCAACACCATCGAGTTGAATGTCTGCTCTTCTTCCCGAATCGTAATCGAAGGTTGTTGTGTGTGAAAGAGAGAATGGTGTTTGTGCAGAACCACTAACAGAAAGACCACCAAATGGATAGATGCTTCCATCCCAATCAGGTGCAATAACCCATTCATAGTCTTCCCTTACATCTGCCTCATGGAGGTTTCCAGGAAGACCAGCAATTGGTTGTGGAAGTTCTATATGACCACAATCTAGATACTGACCTGATCCTGCAGTGTATACAAGATCTCCTATTACTTCATCTTTAATGGTCTCGATAACCACATTGGCGTGGTTAGCAATGACCCAAGAATCGATGACTGGAGAACTAACTTGACCGTAATCTCTATAATCAAAGAAGTCAATAGAAGATCCGTTGTAACTGAATACTCTTCTCTCATCAACATTGTTGATATTCCAGAGAACACCTTTACCATGATAATGAGGTCCGTACTTCTCTGTAAGAACACCATCAACTGGTATAGTTCCGAAGGAATTCCAATTCGGTGTAAATCTTGTTTTTGAAGTACCAGTAAATTTGAGATCAACTGTTCTTGCTGGTGGTATAGAAGCAACACATTCTGCTGCTCCACCCATAGCAAACAATCCACCAGAACCAACGTAGTCCTTGGTAACTTCTTCCTCACCAGTGATAATATTGAATAGACTACCACTACCTGTCTCTCTGTAACTAACAGCAGGTGCAGCTTCACCTGAAACATAGATCGTTCCAGAACCTGTCCATGGCCATGGGAACTGTACAGATACAGTACCAAAGTTGAATAGAGTACCAGATCCATTATGACGAAGACTAAAGTTAGTCCTACTAGCACCACCAACAACAAGATCGCCAAAGGCATATCTAGTCTGACCTTGCCAAATAAACTCGTAATCTTCAGTGACAGTCTCTGGAGCATCCTGACCATCAATAAGAATATTCTGATAATCTAGATACTGACCTGATCCTGTGGTGTATACAAGATCAATAATCTTATCATTAGCAAGACTTTGTATAGTCTCATTTGCGTGATTAGCAATGACCCAAGAGTCAATAACTGAACCACTAACTAGACCATAATCTTTGTAATCGAATATGACATGTGAAGAGAGAGCATTGTAATCGTATGTTCTCTTCTCTTCTCCACCTGCCCAAGACCATAGTGAACCTGAAGTAGCGTAATGATCTGTTTGTCTCTCAACTGCATGACCAGTAAATGGTAGGGTACCAAAACCATTCCAGTTAGGAGTAAAGATCTCATGACCAGTACCAGAAATCTTAAGGTCAACAGTTGGAGGACGTACATTGAAGACAGCAGATTCTGAAAGTCCACCAATTGTGTGAAGAGTAAATGGTCTTGTTTGATATGTAAAGGATCTAGCAAATGCACTATACTGGAAGTTGTATAGAGTACCACTTCCTGTTTCTCTGATAGTAGAAGATTCTGAACCTTGACCACGAATTTCTGTTTGTACAAATGCAACCCATCTTGGTTTTGTTCTACCTCTACCACGAACCCAAACTTTAATATCACCACTACCAATATGAGATAGACTAAAGTTAGTCTTGGCAGCACCACTAATAGTGAGATCACCAAAGGCATATCTAGTTGTACCTTGCCAAATATACTCCCAATCCTCCCTTACAGTCTCTGGAGCATCTTGACCATCTATTAATATTGATTTGAAATCTAGATATTGACCTGTTGTTGTACTGTTTACAAGATCAATAATTCTATCATTTGCTAGACTCTGTATAGTTTCATTGGCATGACTAGCAATAACCCATGAATCAATAACAGGACTGGATACAGAACCAAAATCTCTCTTCTCGAAGATAGCATGAGATAGTGGATTGTAATCGTATACAACATTCTCCTGACCACCAGAGAAGTTGAATAGAGATCCAGATCCCAACCAGTGGTCTGTCTGTCTTTCTGTTAGGTGTCCACTGAATGGTATGGTACCAGAACCATTCCAGTTAGGAGTAAAGATCTCGTGACCAATACCAGTGATATTAAATAATAACTGTCTATCTTCTGGATTGAAGGAGACTGATTCAGAAGCACCACTAATTGTGGAGATAGAACCTGTACCTTCATAACCAAATGTTCTTCTCTGTTCACCATTAGATAGAGTAAATAGATGACCTCCACCAATAGCAAGTAGACTGAAGTTAGTCTTTGCAGCACCACTAATCTTTGTCTGAACATAGGCAATCCACCTAGGTTTAACTCTACCTATACCATTACCAAATCCAAATAGGGTACCAGAACCATTCCAGTTAGGTACAAAGTTTTGTTTAGCAGTACCTTTGAGACTCCATAGTCCCATAGCATATCTGCTACCATCTCCTTGCCAAATATACTCCCAATCTTCTACTACGGTCTCTAAAGGATCCTGACCATCTATTAATATAGATTGGAAATCTAGATACTGTCCACCTGTTGTGGAGTTTACTAGATCAATAATTCTATCATTAGCGAGACTTTGTATAGTCTCATTCGCATGATTTTGTATTACCCAAGAGTCAATTACTGGAGAAGTAATTGATCCGAAATCTTTGTATACAAATAGATCGTGTGAAACACCATCATAATTGTATGTGCGTCTTTCATCTAGACTTGATACTGATGGTAATCTACCAGTACCAATGTATGCAGGTGTATACCTCTCATCTAATGTACCATCAACTGATACAATACCCGAACCATCTAAATTAGATGTGAATCTACTATCACTATTGCCATTAACAGAGAATAATAGTTGTCTTTCTTCTGAATTAAATGTGACTGCTTCAGCCGATCCAGAGAATTTCTTGAGGGATCCAGTTCCTAATTCATGTACAAGAGTTCGTTGCGTAGCAAAACTACGGAATGGGAGAATCCCATCCGTAGCAATACTAGGTACATAGAAGGTCGTTGAGAGACCACTTAATCGTAAGGTACCCGAAGCTTGGTAAGGAGCAATTAGACGTGTTATAGCACGACCACGCTCCCAAATCTGACCAGTACCAACCCATACCTTGTGTACACTCCAAGTTGGTAGACTGACTAGTTTAAATGTTCCGAATGAGAATACATCTGAAGATGTAGTGATGAGTCCCCAATCGTCTTGAGATACTGCTTGGATTTCATTTATAGAACCAAGATCTACGTAATTTCCTGTACCACTGTTTACAAGATCGATAATTCTATCATTAGCAAGACTTTGTATAGTCTTGTTTGCATGATTAGCAATGACCCATGAATCAATAGGTAGTTCTGCTACAGATCCATAATCAAGATAATAGAATGGATCACCAGTAGATGGATTGTAGCTATAGGAAAGAATCCCGAATAAATCCTCTGATCTAAACGGGAATAATCTACCAGTACCAGCGTATGAAAACGCCATAAACTACAATCTTTGTGATAAAGAAAAAAAAGGGGAACTGCTGATGCAATTCCCCCATAATGTAAATATCAATTTGAACAGATCAGTCGAGGCTGACGTTCAGTGTTACCTTAATTTGGTCACCTGCGTTTTGAATAGCGTAAGGACCATTTGTGAATCTTTCAGCGAAGAATATCGCACTATAGAGTGTTATTGATCCAGTTCCATCTAGAGCTGGAGTTGTAGTGAATGTATTTGCATCAGGTGTTTCAAATATGGTGTAAGTGGAAGCAGTTGTAGTATTGTTACCTGTTCCCTGTGCAATATAAATTGTATCTCCTACATTCAATGCATGAGCAGTTGCAGTTGCTTTACTAAAGTCGAACTGAACTTCACCGTTATTAGCGTTATCAGAAATTGTTTCGATAATAGCATTGTTTATATGAACTACTACTGTACCATCTGTATCAGCAGTTTCATAATCAATACCTGTAATAACAGTAGCAGCATCGATACCATTAGGAGTAGCAGTCTGTGAAACTGTCATTCCTAAAGTTAGATTTTCAGCAACGTTTGCTTGGAAATCAAGATCATTGGATACAGCACCAGAAAGTGCAGTATCTAGGTATACTGTTGTACCTGCAATACCAGCAACACGAGTACCAGCAGCAACACCTGTACCTGTTACACGTTGCTTAACAGCAATACCAGTAGTAGCAGTTGCAGTAACTTCAAATGTACCAGCAGTACCAGTACAAGCAGTTGTTGCTTTTACAGCAGCTAGTGTAAGATATGTGTCTCCAATGTTACCTTTAACACTGGTTTTCTCGATTTGTGTTCCTGCAGCAGCAGTACCAGCATCTGCTACACCATGAATGGTTGTAGGTAGATTGTTAGCACGTACTAGCATGTAACCATAAACGTCACCAGCAGGTCCACTAAATTCGAATGTTTCTTCTGGATATGAAGCAGTTGTTCTGCCCTTACCGAAGTCTAGGTTCTGCGTAGCAAATGTACCTTGATTCTTAACACTTAACAGAAGATTGTTTCCATCGATGTCTACAACATATGCACCAGTTCCAACAGATCCACCAGTTACATAGTCTCCTTTTTTAATTTCAGCATTAGATGTTACGGTAATACCATACTCGTTGGCAGTACCACTACCAGTTACTTGTATAGCAGCAGTTGAGAGTGTTTCGATTGTCCAACGGTTTCCGTTTAACAGTTTACCATACTGTTGTGAGTAATCCTGATCATGCCTTGTATTAATAATTGCACTATAACCTGTGGCAGGTGATGTACCATACCCTAGGGTATTATTAGTTGTATAAGGCTCGTAGTATGCTGTCTGTGATGGAGTATCACTTTCTGCAGGATATGTATTGGTAGTGAAAAGTTTTAGAATAAGATTTCTTGGAATTGCTTGGTTTTGGTTAAGCAAATTACGCAAGGAATCAATTTCACCATTATCGGTTACTAGCAGTGCCATGTTGGAAACTCTCCGTATTTTATCTTCTGTTGGTTATTTTTATTTATATCCGATAGTATTTATAGTTTAAGCTTCAATGAGATGACGAATCTACTGATATTAATAGCGTAGATAACCTCGAATTGAAATATGTCACCTGAAAATACTTCGGTAGACCAAGTAGAAAGGGTGTCGTTTTTTGCCTTTCTTTCTTGTGAATTATTTAATACACCTAACTGTGGCAATTCTGTACCACATATAGATGTGAAATTTGGGAAATCATCATAACTACATTTCTGAATATCTAGTTTTAGATTACCCTCTTCTTCAGTAATAATTGTCCAAGATTCTATAACACCAGTAACATCTATTGTCATGTTACCTTTGATTCCTGGATTGAGTGGATCGGATCCACTATCAATAACATAATTAAGAGTCCTTGTTAAATCAGCAGTAGTTGCATATGCAATACCAAAGAATGGACTTGATGATGTAGGTGGAGTACTGAAAACAATTTTATCGTCTGATATAGTATAATCAGTACCTGGTTCAAGAATTACATCATTAACAGTTATCATCAACTGTTCATCATTAAGAGGATAATATGCATCTCCATTAATGGTTAAAGCGAATGTATCTTCGGTACCATTAAATTGACCAGTTATATTATCTAATTTCTTATTAGTAAACTGTGTTGATTTAGAAGGTATCTCATAATTAACATCAAGTGTGTATTGTGGCGATGGACGCTGTGCTACACGATGAGTATTATTTCCAAGTCTGACATTATATGCCATCAGGATACCCCATAATTTATTTCAGCAAGACCTTCTATAACCCTTGTTTTATAATCGTTAGGAGAAGTTAATAGTATATCATATACATATCTTCTTCTACTCAAAGCAGATGTTTCAGTAGGAGTTAATGCAATTTGAACATGTCCAAGAGTCCTATCAAGAAATGATAGTGTAAATGGAATTCGATCAGTTTCTTTAGCAGAGAAACTTTTCTTCAAAGCGGCCTCACCAGTATACCCTGCCATGTTAAGCGGAGTACCATCTTGGTTTGTAATATAAAAAGAAGTATCGAAATTTGCTCCTTGATCAATTAGTATGTTAACTGGGACTGCTGCCATCGTTCACATCTGCTGGTTGTTTTTCAAGTAAATCAAGAGTTTCTAAACCACCTTCGAGTTTTAATTTATACTCTTTAAGTTTATCAATCTCTTCCTCACCTTTCTTAATTCTAAAAGCATAATCTTTCAATTGTGCTTCGAATTCTGATCGCATTTTTGATGTATCCATAACAAAAATATATTATAGTTATATTTATCTAGGCATTCACGTATATCATCCCGTTCATAGAAGAGTGATATTCACAATTATAATAATATGTTCCTACTATTGCATTAGTAGTATCCCATGTGAGAGAACCATTTTCTGCACCATTGCCAGTTACTCCAGTATTATATGCACCACCAGTTCCAATACTTTGAGATGTTTTAATCCAGAATGGATGTCCAACAGCATTAACTGTAAACTCTATAGTATCACCTTTCTTTACATTGATTGTTGGTTGTGTACTATTACTATGAGTAGTATTCCTATCATCACCTGTTAATTTATAACTACCGTAAGAGACAGTAACAGTTATTGGGTAAGTCTTAATCAATGCCTCTGAAATAGGTCTATAATAAGTATTAGTTCTAGGATACATCTGGGCATTAAGGGGAATTGAATGTATATCCCTCCTCATACCTTTCAATGTTTCTTTATACCACCCATCAATAACACCACTCACATTTCTTGGATTGATTGCTCTTATTTCTCTAGTGGTAGAAGTAGATCCACCATATAATGGATTTCCCCCTCCATCACAAGTTCTATCATCAAACAAACCACCATTAATATTAAATGTTATATCATTTTCATAAGAATTATTTTGTATGAATCCCATTACATCACTATTAGTAAATCTTTCTTTACCTGTTGCTAACAATGCTGCAATACCACAAACCTGTGGTGATGCCATACTAGTTCCACCAATAGTATATCTCCAATTAGCACCACCATATTTGTTATCAACATAACCAACACCATTTAATCCTGATGCAACATAAATGTTAGCAGGATTTGGCCAAGCACCTTGAATCTTATCTCCAGGTGCCCACACATCAATCAATGGTCCAAAATTAGAAAAGTCTGACTTTCTAAAATCAGATAGATTTGAAATAGAACCTACAGTAATACAACCTTTAGAATTAGCTGGAGAAGATCCTCTATTATGATAAGCTGTGTATAGTGAACCACTAGGAAGATTAAATTGAATATAATTATTCCAATCAACATATTCTGGTGCTGTTGGATCTCTATGTATACCATATTGATCATTGTTACCAGCAGCAGCAATAATAACTACACCATCTTCAATAGCATCTTCCATGTCATATCTAGACCCAGTGCTATCAGCATTATATCTGTATTGTGATGGACCTACACCAAAATCTTTATGGATTCCATCAATTGTCCATCCATTAGGACCAGGATTGCCAGCATTATATGTAACACCACGAACTCTAATGTTAGCAACATCAGCTTCAGTTAATAATCTTTCATAAAATGGATATATGTTGTAACTAGATCCCCAACTATGATTTGTTACTGTAGGATTCTTTTTACCTGTTAAAGGATTTATTGGTTTGTGTCTGTGGAATGCTCTCAAATAATCAAATACTAATGTAGATGTTACAGGAGTTCCAAAACCACTACCAAGGTTTACATGTAAACTATAAATATTTGCTTCTCTTGCCCATCCATACCATTGTCCTGCTACTGTTGAAGCAACGTGTGTGCCATGAAATGTTGCATTAGCAGAATTGGGGTGATATCCATATGTTCCTGAAGGAAGTGCATTACCATCATCATCTATACTACTAACATAACCATTTAACTGACCAAACCAATCATATTCTACAAATCTATTGAGTCCAGTAGTAGGACTTTGCCATTCAGCACAATCAAATGAAACTGGATTATCAACAATAACTACATCAACGTGTTTTCCATCTGCATAAATTTCAACATTATCAGTAACCATTGAAGTATTATCATGTCCAAAAACTCCTTTCTGTCTTGCAGCAGCATCACCAGAGGAGTGTAAATGACCCCACTGTTTTTCATTATCACCATGCTGACTTGCAGAATCTGACTTCTCAAAATCCCCAGCAAATCCGTATGGAGTATTATTAACTTCAGTATAAAAAGGTGTGATTTCTTTTATTGGATCATCATCTATATTAATTTCAACAGCAGCAACCCTAGAATCATTTCGTATATCTTGTGCTTCAGTACTATTCATATAGTACTCTGTACTTCTACTGATAGGACGTTTTAGATGGAGTTTATATCCATCCGATGCCATGTCAGAATAAAAACTTTCTAAATCAGATTTATTTTCAAGTGTGACAACATATACCTTATCATCTGAATGATCGTATAGTCCCATATCACACCTCTAATTGAACATATGTTAATGTTACTGCAATGTTTGCGGTACTACCACTTTTATTAACTACCTTTGCATATATGTTAGTAGATGGTGTTGGGTCATTATTCCATCCAATAGTACCTGGAGTAATGATTTGTGTAGCACCATCAGATGTAATGATTTCTGCAAGTACACCTGAACCTGGAAGTGGATCTGTTGTTTCAGTTCTACTAGAATCAGCAGTTCTACTAACAGTATCAGTGTAAAGAGTTACCCATGCAGCATGTGATGTTTGTATTTTTAATAAACTAAATGCTTTTGCTGCAGTAATTGTTATATCTGCTGCTGCTGTATCAGCTAAATTTGTAGCAGTTGCAGAACCAGTTGTTCTTGAAGTTAATCCACTGCCACCACCGCCACCACCAGACTGTGCTACCCAACCTGTGGTTCCTGCACCATCTGTGGATAAAACATACCCATTAGTACCTTCATCTGGAGGTAAAATAAAATTAACATTACCACTGTAATTAGCATGTAACGGTGCTTTTATACTTACTTTGTGTGCGTTATTAACCTCACAATATAAATCAATTGCTGCTACGTTTCCAGTACCAGTTCTTATAGCAACACTACCATCAGAAAGAGTTATACCACCAGTAGATCCATTACCACCAGCAGTTATATTATTTGCAGTTGAACTGCCACGACCAGTTACTGAATCAAGAGTGTCTGTATTTATTGCAGAAAGATCTGGGGGAGTATATGTAAAAGCACCTGAAACATTATTATATGTTAAAGAACCACCACCAGAAGCAGAAAGACTATTTGCAGAAATATCAGTTAGAGAAATACCTCCTCCACTTCCACCACCAGATAAATCTGGTCCTGCAATCCATCTAGAAGTACTACCATCCCATTTTAAAACATGACCATCAGTTACAACACCACTAACATTAACATCTGTTATATCGTTAAGAGCAATAGCACCAACACTAGTTACATACCCAGCTTGACTGTGATCACCCCAACCATATGCTGTATCCCAATTATTAGAGTTATAATTTGAAGGAGTAATAGTTGCAGAATCAGCACCATCTTGTAAATTTATTTGTGCTAGATTACCTAATTGAGTTACAAGTAAGTTATTTACAAAAGTTTTAGTTACTCTATTATCAATTTCACTAATTGCTCTAACACTTGTGTAGAATAAACCATTCACACCCTCTGTAAGACTATTTGTAGTAAATTCTGTAAAATCTAATGCAAGAGTATAAGTATTAGCTGTATCATCATAAACAGCAGCAATACCTGTGCCAGCAGTTATTAATCCATTAATTCTATCATCAATTTTCTCATTAAAATTAACATCTAGATCATTTACATCACCAGCAAGATTGTTTATCTCTTGTCTCTGTTGATCTAAAGTATATGTTATTGGTACGTTTCTTAACGTCATGGTACTAGCATTCCTTGATAATAGTATTTATTATTACGTATTGGATGGACTCCACTGTTTACCTCTTGGAAATAATTGTCCAGAACCAGGTCTTTGTGGATCTGTAAATGTTCCTGAATCAGTTAATGTAACATTAAATAATGTTGATACAGTTTTTCCAACATATGGAGTTGCTTCATCACCCCAAGATTCAAATCCATCAGGAACATTGGTAAAATTACCCAACATTGATCCCTGTAGATGCTTTGTTTTATTAGCAAACGTAACAGGAGATTCTATTGTATGAAATGAAGTAATGCCAGATCCGAAATCCATTAGGTTGTCCTCGCACAGAATGCTATACCTTTACAAGAATTACTTGAAACTCCATCATATGTTGTTTGATTAACAGTATATGAAACTTCAATAATCTTGTATATTTCAGAAGCAGAAACTTCAATTGCATCTCCAGTATGGAATGTAGTAGCACCTGGAGTCACATTAAATGGAATTACAACATAATCATCAGGAAGATAATAAGGAACTGGTGCCAAACAATTCTGTATAGGTAATCCTTTTATTGGTTTATAATAATTAGCAGCCACTGGCATTTGTGTTGTTGCTGGTATGTCATTTTTATTTCCCAAATAATACCCAACATTATTACCATAATCAAATTTTCCACCAGTTGCTTTTCCTACTATACCACCACCATAAGCAATATCAATTGAAGAACTATCCCCTTTAAAATCATCAATTGTAGATTTATCATAAGAATTATCTCTGAAATATGGTTTTATTGTTCCACCATGTTGGTTATTGTTATTGTATAAATTACTAGAATAATAAGTTGCCATACTCATATCATCAGTGTTCGTACTAGTAGAATCTCTAAAGTATCCATATTCTGCACATCTTCTTAATGCGTTATTAGTATCTAAATCTTCTTGAGCTCCTGCATAACCCTTTGCCATATTTGTCTCAAATTTGATAGTTTCTTCAGCAGAAGAGTACCATACTGGACTGAAAGATGTAAAACCACCTTGCCAAACATGATCTAAATCCCATATTCCATTACCAATAACAGTTCCTTTATGGAAATACAATGACAATTGTGATATATCATCCCCGTTAATATTTTGAACAAATTGAAGAATATGAAAGTTTGGATCTTGAGGATCATTTGTATTTGCTTTCCAAACTTGTACCTTCAATGGATAAGTATTAGCATTTGATCCTGTTGCATACTCATATTGAGCATAGTGTGTGGTATCCCAATTAAATGATGCGTTATTTACCCAATCAAATCCTTGTACACCACCCCAACAACCTTCAGCAGTGATAGTTGTGGATGTTGGATTCCAATTTAAATAGTTCCAACTAACTCCTGCTCCTATCTGTAATTGGTATTGATTATCAGATTTTAATCTAATACCATAGTAAGTCTTACCATAAGTTTTATTAGTATCATTGTCAATTTCTAGAATTGCTGATTTATTTTGAAGATACTTTGTATAGAAATTAGTAGTACCACTACCAACATCCAATGCCTGAACACTAGGTATAGCATTATAAGCAGCTTGTTGTTGGGTAGTAGATGCATTGACACCAAATATAATATCATTTTCTGGTGTAGCACCACCTATTTGATTTCCTGGTATAGTAAATACTTCATCAGTAGTCCAACCTGCTGAAGATTCTGATTGAACTCTTACAGATTTAACAGCACCGAAACTATCTCCACCTACTTCTGTTCCTTTTCTAAAAACTCTAAATGTACATGCATCTCTACCTCCATTAGCAGGTACTTCATAATCCCAATAAGGAGAATGATAACTATTACTGCCCAAATAATTGTTTATACTTGCTTTAATTTCTATAACATTCTGCATTGCTTGATGACTTTTACATTGCAATGCATAATCTCCTTGAACCCATTGATCACAATCCCAATAAACTCTTCCAGTTTCTAATCCAAGATTTTGTGGATATGCCCTATAAGATACTCCTTGGAAATTAGTAGAATTTAATTCTCTAACATCACTATAGGTACCACCTGGGAAAGTTAAACTAGTACTTGTAGTATCAACTATAGTAAAAGGATGTCCAGGTACATTTAAATGAAATGTAATTCTATCTCCTTGTCTCATTGATACTTTAGTTACTGCAGGAAATTCAAATTCGCAAGTATATACACTAATATCTTGATTATTTGCAGGGGAACCAAAATTATGGTTACTAGCATAAGTTATTATATTAGTTTTTGCTATTGCATCAGATTGTGTTGGTGCTAACCTAATTGTATCAACATAGTTATCATTTGTTACATCACTATAACTATCAGGTAAAATTATATAATAAGTAGTACCAACTGTTAATTCTGGTGGTACATTAGCAGCATTACCATTAGGGTTTCTTAAAACAAATGAATCACCTGTTTGATAACCATCATGATGTAATCCACTAACTTGCTCTATATCAACACCATTAGATATATTAGTAGCAAAAGTGTGCTGTCCACCTCCAAATCCACCCATCCTAACTTCACCATTTGCGTGAAAATAAGCAGGAAACACAGCAGGTGTTAAAACATAATTACCACTTCCATTATTAGTTACTCTTATCTGTCTATATGCAACACCTGGCATTTTAATACCTTTACCACCACAATGTTGCCATTTTGCATCACCATATCCACCACCATTATATGATGTAGTAGATCCAGGAGCAAGACAATTAACAAGTACACCAGATTTTCTAGTACTAGATCCATGAATACCAGCATCTGCTAGTACTTGTTCTATAGCATTTAAAACATCTGCTTGATCCCAACCTGTATCTCCTTCAGTGCCACCAACGTGACGAACAAAAGGTGTGTTATTTTGTATTGCCATTTAATTATCGCCTATTTCTACGAGTGTTAGTTTTACTTGAATGTTCTGGGCAGAACTTGTTCTGTTAGTAACAGAAGCATAAATGTTGTCTGTCCTAGGATTATCATTGTTAAATCCTAGTACTGAAGGTGTTAATACTACAACTTGTCCAGTAGTTGTGGTTCTGACTTCAGCAAGTAATCCTGATCCTGGACTAGGATCATTACCTTCACTTCTATTGATGTCATTATCTCTAGAAGTATCATCACAATATAACCTTACCCAGGCATCATGTGATACTTCTATTTTAAATAATGCATAAGCATTGTATCCTGTTATATTTAGTTCTCGTGCCTCTCCTGTTGGCACTCCTATTGCAGTACCAGTAATATCCTGAATAGAAGGAACCCCACTACCACTACCACTTTGGGCACTTTCATTATGCCATCCCTGTGCAGCAGTATAAGTTAAAACTTGATCGTCTTGAAGACTAGCAATAGTTACATTTGAAAGATCTTGAAGATTGTTTACAAGACCAGATGCTGCGACACCTTGTGCTTTCCATGAAACTGTATCCCATACCCAGGTAATACCTGCAGTGGCATCATAATGGGTATCGCCATCTGATGGATTATTGGGGAGATTTATTGCCATTTTATTATTCTTCTGGGACTATTAAAATATTATATCCTTTTGGTTGAAGTGATCCAGCAGCACTTACAGAGGCACTTTGACCATCAGCAAGGTAGAATTCATCAACAAAACCAGAACCACCAGCTTGGTATCCAACTACATTTTTCACTTGTAAAGGAGTAGTACCACTACCACTAACCATATAGGTAACATGCTTACCAAAACCAGTAAAACTTTGGTTTGTTCCACTAGTAGCAGTAGCAACAGTTACTCCAGCAATGACCTGTGTAAGTCCAGAATTATATGATTGAGAGGGATTATTATAAAAGAATGCAATGATAACACGGACATTACCACCAGTGTTATTGGTGTATGACCAGTTACCTGTTCCTGCGTTTACTGTTGATGCCATAATACTTATTTATTCGTCTATTACTATAAAATTATATGTTTCCACAGAATTACCCCATACCTGGAACTGCTGCCCATCAGCAATATAACATTCCAATGGAATTTCTTCACCATCAGCAGTACCATCACCAGATGCTACAGTCATAGTATTAGTCATACTACTAGCACCACTTCTATAAGTATTAATTGCCAATTTTAACCCATAAACTTGTGGTTCATTTACAGGACAGGTCATGTTACCAATAGTCATGGTGTTAGTCATACCACTAACATAACCAATTTTTAACCAATAGATAAGAATTCTCTGATTACCACCAGAATTATTAGTATGTGAAACATTTCCTGTTCCTGAATATACTGTTGTTGCCATGTTATTCTGGTATTGTTAATATGTTCCATGATTTGAGAGGATATGATTCATCGAGGGTTTTAATATCTATAGAATGTGCATCAGCAAGCCATACCTCACTAACAAACATACTTTCTTTACCAGACTTGTTACCACCTATAAATCCACCTTCACTACCTACAGCAGTTACACCATAAGAACCATCTGAATGGTTAGCACCAGTAATATATCTACCTGTTCCATATGCTTGTTGGTTGGATCCACCCTGTATTTGAAACACATAATCAGAATTGGTAGGTCCAAATCTCATTTTAATACCCTGTTGATTCCCAAAGACATCCGTGCTGCATAACACATGCCCTATAATCACACGAACATTACCACCAGTAGAATTGGTGTAACTAAAATTGCCTGTGCCTGAATGTACTGTTGCAGTCATAATGGTATCCTCCAACTAGATTGAAATGCTGGTATTGTTGATGTTGTTGAAAGTGTTGAAGCATCAACCCAATCCAATTGAGTACCAGTACTAGTTAAAACTTGTCCATTAGTACCTAATTGATTATCCTTATCCTGTATACCACCAGTAATTTTTACACCATCAGTGGTAGTTTTGATTTTCTCATTTCCAGCATGATTTAAAATACTCTCACCTGATAATTCAAAAATGGCATTGTGATCACCCACTGCACCAATTCTGATTTTTGCTCCTGCTGTTCTGTATGCTGGATCTCTATTATGTTCTATATGGAAATCACTATCAGAACCACAGTAAATATATGAATAGGTATCTGTATTTCTAATCTGAATCTTCTTGTCAGAAGAACCTACTTCAAAATAACTACTATCTTCAGTATCATTACCTACTCTTAATAGAGGAGCACCATATGTATTAGATCCTTCTCTTGTGTATGTTAAACCATCATCAGCATTTAAAGTATCAGCAGTTGCTGTTCCTAGGATTACTCTATCTGCTGCATTATTATTAATGGTTGTACTAGCACCAGGATCTCCTTGTAAACCTTGTGCACCTTCTAACTTACTGAAGAAAAATCTACTCTGTCTGTCATTATTCCAATCAATCTGCATACAAGTAGTAGCATCAGAAACCTCAAATTTAACTTTCTGTGTGGAAGTATCAGTAATATTAAAAACATATTCTACACTAACTTCATTGTAATGAGGATAGATCTGGGAGTCCATAATACTCCACTGTTTATTAACTTCAGTCCAACTTGTATTAGTTTCGGGAGTGTATGTAATTGTAGTTAAAACATTATCAGTTAATCTTTGAATCTTAATATAGTAAAGATGGCATACTGATGTTGCACCTTTAATAGCACCACCAGGAGCACTACCTCCAGATTGAGTATATCCAGTAAAGGTTAAACTTTCTAATTGACCACTAAATGCTGGTGTGTTATTAGAAGTTCCATCATACATTATAAGTTCTTGAGGTGAACCGTTTACTCCATATTGATATGTACCACCATCTGTACGAGGCATGAGAGCAGGATTATTCTGCTGACCATTAAAACCTAACCAACCATCACCATCATATCCAACTACAACTTTAACTACGTCTGTTAATTGCCCCTGTGTTAAGTACAGATAACTGATGTCAGCATGACTAGTATGCATTACTGTATATGTGGCACTACTACCATCAAATACATTGTCAAGATTTCTTGAAACGTCATTGCTATTCCATACACTAGTCCAATCAGTCCTGTAATAAGATACAGTCTCACTATAACTAGGTGCTGTCTGGTTAGCAGTTCTAGGTTCTCCTTGGCATCCCAAATATGTGTTATAAGTTGAATTGGTATATGCAGTAAAATTTGATGTGTATGTTATATTAGTAGCAAATTTACCTGCTTCAGCACCACTTGCTCTACCATAGCAATGTACTGTTGACTTAACTCTCCAATGTCCAGTACTAGGGAATGTAAATATACCATTCTCCTCTGTCATTCCATTACCAGACTTGGCAAATCCTACCTGCGTTACCCTACCAAAATCACCCAATTCTGTATCACCACGACCAATAGTGTCATGCTTACTGCTATATCCAATACGTCCAGCACCAGGTTGTCCATTAGCAACAGCAGATGGTGTGGCCAACCACCACATATCATGTTCTAGAGTTCCACCAGTAAAACTACCACCAGACTGTTCTACCCATTCATAGTCAGTTCCACTCCAAGAAAGAACATAGTCAGCAGTTGGATTGGACTGATTTAGGTGGGAATCGACATCAGTATTACTATACCCTGCGTTATCTACCCAAGCATAATCAGTTCCATTCCAAGAAAGAACATATCCACTAGTAGGATTAGATTGATTTAGGTGAGCATCAACATCATTAGTATCAAATGTACTACCAGTTGCAATAGAAATAACTCCATCATTAGCAATTTGGATACCAGTACCACCACTCTTAACACCACCTAATACTGTTGGTGATGCTATGGGTAAACTATAAAAATTTGATTGCCCAACAGCAACCCACGTACCATCAGTAAAGGTATAAGTAATGCCATTTACTGTAGTTTGTGTTCCTGCAGAAGGACTATTTGGAAAGGTTATTGCTGACATGTTATTACCCTATTTTTGTAAACGTCATTAAAGTATCACCTTTTGAACCATGACCGATAAAACCATTACATGTTGATTTAATTTTAAATCTGCATCTTTGTTGTGTAAAATCACTTATACTAATAATACTTTGTAGATTTAGATTTTGCTGTGTAGAATGATAAGTTACTGGGTCGGCTGCAAGACACTTAAATTTTCCTTCTCTTACATGATCCCAACTAGTTCCTGCATCATCACTATGTTCTATATAAGCATAAAAGAATCCCACCTCGTTACCATTACCACCTTCTTTATAACCAGATGAACCAAATCTGACATCAAAATTTACTTGCCACACACCATTACTTGGGAATGTAAATGCACCAGCAGTCTCTGTCATACCTGCACCTTTCACTGCAAATGGAGCAGGAGATCTAGCAATTGCAGTTTGTGTATGTGTTGTAACATCACCTATAATTACATCATTAAATTTTTGACTTCCTAATGAACCAACTCCACCATTACCTGGATATTGTGCACTTCCATAACCATCAGCACTATCATGAGTAAGGAGTTGATTACCTTCAAACCATTGATCTATTTCAGCAAATCCTAAACCACCACCAATAGCTTCCTGTTGATCCTCCCAGTCATCATCAGTATATGCAGGGTTTGTATTACCATCAGGTAAAAACTTTGATGGATATAAATCTTCTATTTGTGTTAATTCAGGATTTAATGATTTAATAAATGCCATCATATTATCTACAGATAGATCCTGTGCTTGAGACTTTGTTGGATCTCCACCTGCTTTATTGTTATTATAATAATCTAATGCTGCTGTAACATCAGCACCAAGATCTGTTAATGCTTTAGGAAGTGCAGTTTTCTTTCTCTTCCTAAATTTCATCTTACCTGCATCAATAGAGACTTTATGCTCATCTCCAACCCATAATGAATTATCTGACAGGAATAAGTGTCTTATCTTATATGATGCATTACCTAAATCATATGCTGCATTTGTTGTAGGAATAATATGACCAGTTAATTTTATTTCACCATCTACTTCTAATCTATTACTTGCACCATCATCTAGATATGTTTGTGCCAAATGAGGTGAAGCATCTACCCACTGTGTACTATCTCCATCATTATAATTAATCTTTAAACTTCCTTCATCGGTCTTCCACCACAAATCACCTGTAGCAGGTGTTGCTGGAGCAGTAAGACTCATACTTACATTAGCACCACTAGTAGGTGCATCAGTAAATTCAAGAGCATCTTCAGCAGCATTAACCTTTAAGAACTTACCATCTTGACCAGTAAAATCACTAGGTACATCTGATAATGTTAAGAAGTCAGAAGCACCTGCTGCTCCTGGATCTCCTGTATCACCCTTCATTCCTTTACGGAACGTACTGTGATCTGGGTGTATCGGATATACTGTACATTGTCCAGTACCGTCAGATGGTATGAACATACCAATATTAAAATAATAATCACCAGTACCTGTTTTTCTTAAATATGCAGATGCAGTAGATAGAGGATCAGTAGGATCACAATTTGCTCCTACCTGCCCCGATTTCCACCCACCAATATCTCCTTGCTCCCAATTTTCATTATATGTCTTTACCCATATCTTATTACGTGGCATATCAATAACAAAGTGCCAATCATTGATATCTTCTCCTACAGTGTTATCATTAGGATCCCACTCATATCCATTATTCGGCCAGTCCCAACTAGTTCCTGATACAGAATCTCCTCCATAGTACCTGTCAGTAGAACTAACCCTACTAAAACTAAACCAATGATCAGTAGCAGTATTAGCACCGTTTATTTTATCTGATATCCTTTTACTGCCAGCATTGTAATTTGTTGGATCATTATTATCACATCTAGTAGTTTGTTTATCAGCAAAGTACCATCCATTATAATTGTCAGTACCATATGAGAATGTTTGAAGCATAAATTCATATACTTTATCATTGTCTAATTTTTCAAACTTGAGATCTACATGTCTATTAACACCAGTATTAGCAAATTCTGCTTTGATTCCAGATATGGCTGGTTCGAAATTTGGTGAACCATAAGTTACTGCTGTATATGTAGCACCACTAGTACTTTCTGATTGATCAAATACTGGTACTGATACCATACTTCCACCACCACCACCAGTTCCTGGAGGTGTTGCCCAAGTATTATCACCTCTCAAGAATGTTGTATTATCTTTTGTTCCTGTTGCATCAATTTCCCATACTGTACCTGAAGATGATACAGTTATGTCTCCTTTGTCTCCATCAGTAAGTGGAGCACCTGCTAGAGGTGGATTAGCATCTACCCAATAAGAATCAGGAGTCTCATCTGTATAATAAATCTTAAGTCTACCTTCTAATGAAGACCACCACATATCACCAGCAGTAGGACTAGCAGGTGCATTAGCACCAATAGATACAGTTGAACTGCCACCACCACCTGTTCCATTGTCAACAGCAGTAATTATTCCTTTAGCATTAACAGTAATATCTGCATTTGTATAAGAACCAGCAGTAACACCAGCAGCATTAGGTAAAGAGAATGTTGCTTTTTTATTAACACTATCCCAATCAATATTAAGATCACTAGTACCAACTAATTCTACAGATGGCACAGGATTACCATCATCTATAGATGGGTTTGATTTTAATATAACATGATTAGATGTACTTGTAGAACCTTCCAAAGAATAATTGGAGAAATATCCCCAATCTGTTCCATCAAAGAATTCCCAAATATCACTTCCTTCATTGAATCTTACTATAGCATCTGCTAATGCAGAACGTTCAGCAATAATTGATGCATTTAATGATGGTTGTATTGGTGTGTAGATATCTACATTTCCAGAACCAGAACCAGTAAAATCTGCACTTAAAGTAAGTTGAGTACCACTATCTATTGATAATATAGTTGTTCCTGCTGGTGGATTTGTCAAGCTACCACTATTAGTGGTAATAACAGAAAATGATTGACCTTGAATAATACCAGTAGTATCAGCCATTGTAACTATAGGAGAACCTCCTGTAGCAGTTACATTATTATACCTACCAATATCATTATTTAATGTAAGACTACTAGTACCAACTGCAGCATTTTGTGATATGTTACTTTGAGAACCACTATATGATAAATTTCCTGTGATGGTAACATCTTGGAAAGTAACTGCTGTAATTGTTGTTGCACCTCTAGCAGTTACAGAACCTAAAGTATCTGATTCTGATTTTAAATATCCTTCAGATCCATGATCACCCCAACTATATGCACTGTTCCAATTAGTAACATTTGTTTGTGTAATGTTTTTAATATAAGATGGAATAGTAGTATCAGTTGCCCAATCAAATGCATCTACATCAACATCTATAGCTCTCCAGTTACCACTTACAGTGTTATAAGCAAGAACTTGATCTGAATCAGGTGTAGTTGCAATATCAACATTATGAAGATGACTTAAACCAATGGGAGATCCACTTTTCTTAAAGTTACCTGTAACATCTATATCACCTGTAACATTTAAATCAGTACCATCAAAAGTTAATTTAGAACTATCTTCTAATGCACCAATAGTACCAACAATAGGTATTCTACCTGCAGTTAAATCACTAACTGTAACAGATGCAAATACACATTCAGCACCTGTAATATTAGCACCAGTATTACCAATAACTGTTCCCTGACTGGTAAATGTAGTTGAATCTATACCACCATCTATAACAAGTTTATCGTTAGTACTATCCCACGTTAATTTGCTTGTATCTATTAATTCTCCACTTGCTCCAACGATTACAACTCTTCCCTCTGTTAAATTACCAAGAGTAGCAGAAGTAGATGATATACCATCTTGAAATGTTGCTACTGTACTGAATGTTTTATATCCAGTAAATGTATAAGTTCCCTCACGAGTCTGATTCAGATCATCAGCAATCTCATTGATTTCTTGCCTCTGATCTTCTAGACTAAAATCTTTAGCGACATTTCTTAAAGTCATTTAACTAATTTCTTAAGGAGGGACTTGATCTCGGACATTTCTTCCTTCAAAGTATTTAGTTCTTTGATGGCATTCTGAAATTCACCCGAAAATGATTTAGGTGCTTTTGGAGCAACATTGATTATTGCTCCAGTGTTAGTATCTCTAACAAAATTCTCATGACCTTTAACTTTAAGATACTCCATTCTAATAAGAGGCAACTGCCCTCATGTCCTGTATTTTAGGAACATAAGAAGGATCAGATGTCTTCATAACAATCTTAATAGCGAAAGAAGAAAAATCTTTTAAACTATCAGTAGTATATCTCAACTCTTGATAAGAAGATTGTTTTTCATACTGTCCAGAAATACTATTTTCAGATGTAGCAATAATGTCTTTATTATCTGGACCACCATCAGCATTAAAATATTCCCAATCAATATCATTAAAATTCTCTTGTGATGCTAACAGTTTTGTCTTATAAAGAACCTTAACATCTTCAATATCTTTAACATTAGCAGTTACATAAACATTAACTGCAGTTGCAGGAGTATCAATAAAGATCTCTTTAGTAACATATTTCGAAATACCTGAAGTGTTAAGAGAACCGTCTTCAGGAACATAATCAACACCATTATCATATGCCATTGATTTAACTTCTGCAAATTTTGAAGTGTCTAAAGTAGATCCTTCAAAATCAATAAGTTCTCCCTCACGGAATATATCATTAATCTGATCACTTGTTGATGCTGTTCTAGCATAATCACTACCAGCAGTAATAGGACTTATGTAATTACTGTTAATAGGATTCTTATCGTTCTCTATAGTTAAAGACTTGGTTTTGGAATCCCATATAATTACCTTACCACTTACCTTATTATCATATTTCTCACTTAAATTAGATGGGTTATATGCAGTAACAGTTGATCCTGTAACAAAATTAGGAACCTGTTCAAATATACCAGCAGTAGTAATTACGACAGTATCACTAGATAGATTTCCACCATCTGATTGAACACTAAATGTTAGGGGTTCACCTACTTCAAACTGCAAAGAATTTTTAACTTTAACATAAACATCATTATTAACAACACGCAATACTTCAGAAGATGCTTTGGAATTTACACCAGAAACATTTTGACCAGTTGTTATATCTTGACTATTTCCACTAACTGTAAATTTATAAACTGGATATAATTTAATAATTTGATATCTCTTTCCATATCTATTTTCTGTACCAGTAGTATTCTCAACTCTATTAGATCCTAATTTAACAGAACTAGTTCTTAAATCAATCAAAGGAGATAAATGTGATTTAGTTGATGAAAGATCAATCTTATAAACTAGTGAATTATCAATACCATTAACGGTTTCATTAATACTAGAAGCAACAACCTTTTGATTTAAGAAGAATTGCTCTTCATTCAAGAAAGTAGTTTCTTTTGGTGACTGTGAATAGGAACTATAATTTGTAGTTGAAGAATCAACAGGAACTACATTTGTTGTAGTTACATAACTATCAATTTTTGTGTTAGATGTTTGTAAGTATGGAACCTGTGCATATAGTTTCTCATACTTTCTATTGTATGATGCTAGTACATTTGTACCACCACCAAAACCTGTAGTTGATGCTCTAGCAGGACCAACAACTGTATAAGTATCAATACCAGAGTTAGCAACTGTATAAAGAGTATTTTCTATATCACTAACTTCATAACCAGCAAAACTTTCTATTCCTTTAAAGTAAACTTTAGAATTTCCATCCGTTTCAAATCCATTGTCACGATGATTTATCTTAACTATATTACTATTGTTCTTAAACAATGCAGATGTTGCAGTACTATTTGCTAAAGCATATGTTTCTGCAGGGTCTACTGCTAATTTTTCATAACCTAATTCTTCGTTGGTTAATAGTAATTCAGCAGTTCTACTAATATCAAATTCTGCTCTGTAAAGGGTAAATTTGATATCTTCAAATAAATCTTCTGTCCAATTATCAACGTTTTGTGACTTAAATACTGAACCTAATAGTGGTTGTGTATTAACAACCAATCCAGAAGAAATATCTGTCTCACCAAGTCTAGATGACCATATCTCATACTCTGTTGTATCGCATTCAATATTAAGAGCATAATCTGTATTATCTTGTAGATATACAGGATAATTAAAATTAAACCTTGTGGGAATAGTTGAGTTAACTGTGGTATCTGTATCAACAGCAATACCCATTCTAACTGCTGGTTCATCTATAATAATTTCAGATTCAATAACTGCTCCTGTAGCAGCAGAACCTGATCCTCTAACAACAACTGCAGGTGCTTCTGTATATCCTCTACCAGATATAGCAACTTCTGCTAGATAAAGTTGTCCATTAGATACCTTAACAGATCCAGTAGCATTACTACCACCAGGTAATTGTGGACTCTCAACTGTAATAGTTGCTCCTTCATAACCAGAACCTAATGTAGTAACATTTAGTGCTGATACCTTACCAGCATCTTTAGCAATCTTTAAACCAATTGTTGCATTATTAGCATTATTATATTGTGTAACACTATTCAAAGTAAGATCTTCATTTTCTTGGAATGAAGTACCATTATGGTTACTCAATACAAATGTATATACTTGCTCGTTAGTAATAGAGATCCTACCATCACTAGTAGGTAATATCTCAAACATATTTCTATCATATACCTTGGAAAGAGGTCCAATGGCAAGTGATCTACTACCAGTTATATTCTCTCCAACTGTTAATGTTATATTTCCAGAAGAATAAACTTTAAGGAATGTATCTGGATATAAAGTAACTTCAGATCCAGGTAAGATATACTTTCCTGGTTTCTCACTATCTACATTACTCAAATAAACTCTTATAGGAATAGAAGTACTCTTCTTGGAGAAGAATAAGTCTACACCAGTAGAGAACATACCACCTTCAAAGTTTTCTACTTTAAATGTCTGTGCAAGTGGATTAGGTCTAGAAATATTTTCAGTATTACTATCAATCAACTGAACACCTTCATTTGCTTTGAAGAATGCTGGTGCAGTAGAAATAATAGATGCAGGATTCTCTGGTAAAATACCAGTTGCATAGAACTTAACTTCAGCATAAGCATCAACAGAATTCTTATCTGAATCTGTAGAACTAGAAGTGAATCTAATTGTCTTTATACCTGTTGAGAATCGTATTTCTTCTGAAGTATCATCATATTGAACCTGATTAACATCTCCACTCCAAGTAGTATTTTCTTTAGGAGGATTACCTGCAGGAACTAAAAGAATACCACTAGCATTACCATACTCATCTGTGATGATAGGTGTATTAAATGAAGTTAATGAATTACCAGCAACTCCAGTAAATCTAGAATCTGATAATACCCATCTACCAATATTTCTTTGCTCCATAAACACATAAACTTGTGTCTTTGGTTTTAATCTCTTAAGAACAAATTTAACTGGAATAGATCTTGCGAAAAATCTTAAAGAATCTGCAACAGTAATATTGTTAACAGTTTTATATCCAACACCTTTTGCTATTTCATTATTTTGAGGACTAATATTAGAAGAACTCGATACAGAAGCATTGTTAACACTAGATGATACTGAATCGGAATTACTTTCTGATAATGGATTTATATTATAGAAAGTTTTATTAACACCAACCCAATTCACTACAAACGAATTGTATATACTTGAGAAACTTTCTGTAGTATCCTTTTTAAGGAATATAGAGAATAATCCAGTATTATTATCAGTCAATAATGGTGCAACAGTACTATCATACCATTGATCAACATTAGGATTTAATGAAGCATCACCAAGATATTGTATAACAACAAATGGGTTAGGATTAATAATTTTTGTAGCAAATGCATTATGAGCATAAACTATATCAGTGTATGGAAGAGTAACAACATCGTTATTATTAACATATCCAGCAATATCTCTTTGATAATCTCTACTATAAATTTCTGTTAATTTAAAACTATCTTCCTTTACCTGTGGTCGTAGAACAGATTGCTGTGAATCAACAGAACACTTATAATCTATGGAGTTAAGATTACCAGCACTATGTGACTCATAATTATCAACAACAAATCCACTCTTAACTCTATCAATACCAAGAGCATCTTTAACTTGCATGTTTAATGCTTGTTGCTCTAGTATACTTAAAGTTGTGTAGTATTCTAATCTTTCAATTCTCTTCTCAAGTTTACCAATATCCTTCATTGTATAACGCTTATTATCCACAGGGATAATTCTCACATCCTTACTTGATCTAGTAAAAGCAGGGATATACATGTAATACAATGCAATACCATCCTCAATCATCTCTGGTTTAGATGGGTTTAATGAAGAATTACCTTTCTTGATTACAAAATTACCTTTGTTATTTAAAAATACACCATCAATCCTATCAAGATACTGTGACTCTGTAAAGGAAACAGTATATGGAAGTAACTTACTTGATGCTGGAGTACTAGAAACAGAACCACCAGGACCAGTAAAGTTGATATATTCAGTTTGAGATAATATAGAATTATCTTGGAAACCAGAAATGATAGCAGTGGAATCTACTTTAGGACGGAAATCAATAACATTTCTTAAATTAACAATACCATGAACAGTAGAGTTGAAAGATGGAACATTATCAGCAATAACACCATCTTCATGAACATACGAATCAACTGTTGAGAAATCACCTTGAGTGTGTTCAAAGTAATCAAAAGCAACAACAACTTGACCAGTTGGTGCTTGGAATCCTGGTTTTAATACAAGTCTAGAAACATCATAGAATGTATCTCTTTGCCCATCATCAAAAGTAAATCTATGTGTTATATCAGTACCTACAACTAAATTACCATTAACATCAACTGTAGGTGGTGCGGATGTAGATCCTTCATATATGTACTTAACTTTATAAACATCAGAATAAGTATAAGATTCTGTGCTATCACTATCATAATCAATACCTCTCAAAGGTATTACTCGATCACCAGCAGCAGTAATAATAATTCTCTTATTAGTTACAGAATTCTTTGTTTTTGGTTTTGCTTTACTTATCTCTAATGTTGCAGTTAATTTAAGTTTAGGGAAATTAGCAACATTGGTACCAAAATGATTCTCTGGGAAGGTTAAAGTTAAACTTCCTGATGATAAACCAGATGTTGGATCAGCAATATTCTTTGTCTCTACAAAATCTGGAGAGATGTAAATAATATCTCCTGTTTCAACACTAGTTGAACTACCCTTATCATGAACAGTAATTAAGAAATCATTCTCATTAAATTCAGAGAATCTCTGTGTACCAAAACCAAGATATGCAACGAAAGTTATATTACCTCCAGTAGAAGTACCAGAAACAACAAAATCTCTTCTAATATAGTACTTAATTTGTGTATCTTCTGAATTCTTAATTAAACTATCAATCTCTTTACTTCCTGTTGGGAATATTAATGTAGAACCAGTTCCACCAGAAACAGTTGGACGTAATCTTACTACTGATTCTGATAAAACATCATCTGGCAATGCAACATTTATATTAATTCTTGATTTATTAGTACCTTGTGGAATAGTCGCACTTTCAACTACAAAACGATTAATACGACCAGTACTATCATTAAATTGAATGATATCACCTTGTGTTACTGATTCAGCAGCATTAGCACTAAATCCATTACATTCGAGATATCTATATCCTTTAGTACCAGAGAATGTATACTCTGTTACTGCTTTAGTTTCTGAATAATTAGCATCAATAGTTTCTATATCAGCACTAAATTTACCAGAATCTCCAAATGTTGAATATAATGATTTAACACTTTGAGAACCATATGTAACTACAGTATCTCTAAACAAAACAGGTGTAATATTAGCACCAGAACCAGTACTAACAGAAACTGTTGGTGGAGTAGAATATTCTACAGAAACTGCGTCACGATTATTAATTTCTATTTTGTATAACTGACTTCCTGAAACACCAATAGAAATATCAAGTGATTCATAATCAATACCATTAATAGAAACTTTATCAGTAGATGAATAACCACTTCCAACAGAATTAACAATCAAATGAGATAGAGTATTTTCTCTAGCAATTCTTAAAAGACCACCCTCTTCACTAACAAGTGTTTCACCTGAAACAAAACGACCAGATAATGTTTTTACTACAAGACTTTTACCAGAAGAAAGAAATCCATTAGTATCACCTTCTACTACACCATAAGCACCACTCTGTGATCCTGTAATATACTTACCTGGTGAAAAATCAGTAGTAACATTAGTATCTACTAATAATTTTGTGAAGAATACTGGGTTGAAATATGATAGATTAAATAAACCACTATAAGGTTTTTTACCACCTGCTGTTCTTCCTTTAGATATAACAATATCAGTATCACTATTAAAACCTTCTGGTTTCTTTAATAATGAAAAATCTTTTGGTTTAGCAACACCAATCAAAGGAAGAATAGTTTCATTATAATCAGAAATCCATCCTATTTCATTTTGTTCTCCATTAGCATCATTTTCAGTCTTATAAAGTCTTCTTTTCTTCGATGTAATATTATCATCATACTCAACAAAAATATTATCCAAATAATCCTTTCTACCATAAACAATTAATTGAAGACATGGAGTAGTTGCAATTTCTGGTCTAACAACTTTTGCTAAACCAATTGTCTGTACTGATGCTACATCAGCTACTCCATTAGATGCTGTTCTAGATGTAATAAACCATATATTACGCAAATCAGGTGTAGAACCAGTTGGATTAACAATACTATCACTAGTTACAGAACTTACAATACCAGATTCTAGATATACAGTTTTAATACCATAATCCTTATCAAAACCTAATCCTCTTCTATCAATAGTCTGAATATAATCAGTATCTGCTTCAATATTATTAGAACCTACTGTACCATCATTATATGTAGAATTTAAATATACTGTTGGATATGCTGTTAGATCTGCTCCCTCTGCATTTAAAGGAAGAGTATTATAAACATTAGTAAGTGTAAAACTAGATAATCCAGTAGACCTAATAGTGACATTATCTCTAACTAAAGTATCTCTTGCTTTATCTACTTCTATATACTTCGTTTCTTTATTAACAATCTCGTATCCACGCACGTATGCTTTACCAGGACCAACAGTTGCTATTAATTTTTCACTAGCTTCAGATGGTGTTATGTCATTTACTGTACCAGCAGCATCCAATGAATATACACCATTATTACCATTATTATAAAATTCTCTTACATCAATATCAAATTTATCTACAACATAATCACCAGACTCATCATATGTTCTTCTAGAAAGAGTTTTTTCTAATAAAGAATAATCTGCTTGTTTAATTTGACGTTGTACAACACCGTTCTTAACAGTAAGAAGTTGTATAAAATTCTTATCTGGTGTTTCGTCATAACCATACTTAATAACTTCAAGATCTACTTTTAATCTATGTGCTCCTGGAGCAGCATAGTTTGAAGATCCGAAAGCGTTATCATATAAAGTAATATCTTCTTCTGGGGATACTAATGACTCTGTTACTTTAAATCCTACTTTAACAGATGGAGTATTGTTATATCCATCAACAACAATTAATTTAGCATTGTTTCTTACAAAAAATCCATTAACAAAATAAACACCTTCTTCAACCTTTACTGCAGCAGCATATCCCATTGCACCACTTTCAACAAAAGTGACAGCACCAGTATCAGGATTTGTTACAGCAACATTGGTAGGTAGAACACTACCGTCGGTTCCAACAACAAGCAAAGGAGAATTAACACCATCAACCACTTCCAGTGTTTCACCTTGTCTAAAAGTTTCTTCATCACCTGATGCACCAGCAGTTAAGTATTTGACATACAATGTATCATTATTATTATCTGTCTGTTTAGAGATAGAAAGAATAAGAGCAATTACACCAGATGATAATCCACTAACTTTCTGCCCAACTAAACCATCAATATCATATTTTTGGTATATGATTTCACCATCAACATTTACAGCAACTTCTGAAACAGAAGAAAGCTTGACAAAATCTAGTCTCTTGTTGAGACCAACCTCACCAGGAACTACTAGATCGCCTTGTTTAAAACGATATTTACCATAACTTTCAACTTGATTCTGAAGTATGGATTGAAGTGTGTTTAATTCTCTACCCTGAACAGGATAAGAAGGTCTAAACAGGACTTTATAAAAATCTTTACTTGAATCGTAATCGTCGAAATAAGGAGCTGCTTTAATATTAGTCTTCTGTGGCATTGTATTATTCTACCGTCTGGTTTAGGTTAACAAAAATCAGAATTCAATGACTAATTTAATATCCTCGATCTGATCAGCAGCTCTAGTAATTAGTCTTCTGTTTTCAATGTATATTAGGTCTCCACTATTGTTCTTTACTTCTGGTCCTGCTAGACCATCAGTAAATGTACATCCAGATAATTGTGTGCCATCTGCAAGTGCAACATCAACAGTTCCAGGAGAAGCAGATTCATCACCACTAATGGTATTTCCTGCGTCAGAAGCAAATCCTCTAACAACACCACCATCTGTATGTGAGTCAGGTGACTGGAAATACTTCAACACTCCACTACCAGGTGTTCCTGGAGTAGGTGTAGGACTACCAGCATCTAATACCCATGATACAACCTGACCTTTGGCGGTACCACCAGTAACTGTCTGTGAAATTGTTTCATCAGGAATAAAGTCTCCTGTAGCATTAGAAATCTTAACCGCAAATAATCCATTAAGTGTATCTGTATCAGCATAAGCACCACCTGGTTTTAGTGGATCCTTAATAATACCAATACGACGGAAATCATTATCAACAGGGAAATCGCCAGCATTCTCAATAAATGTCAAACGAATGTTTGTCATTACTCTTTTTGCATTTAATTCAAGTTCTAAATCAGAACCATGTCCTCCTTGAGGTGAAATAACTGCTTCAATATTAGCGTTGCTTGTAGGTGTTACTGCTTGTGATGATGTTAAAGCACTATCAGTAAACAATCCAATTGCTTCTGTACTACCTGCAGTACCTTGTGGAACTCCAGTTATAATAGGTACACTACCATAAGTATATCCACTACCAACTGCATGCATAGAAACGCTATCTATAACGCCTCCAGAAATAGCAACAGCAACAATACCACCAGTACCATCCCCAACAACAGGAGCGTAGTAAGTAGCATTATTAGGTCCTAAAGCAGCACCAACATCTTTAACTAGTGCAACATCAATTGATCCATCAACTGCATTTGTTTCAGTATCAACTCTTGTTGTCTCACCAGATGCATTAATTGGCATAAAGTCTGTTGAAAGGAATGCCAATACATCATCAGTTGGAATAGTATAAAGATACTTCCAAATATAATCACCACTAGGTGATGTGAAATTACGAGTACCAGTATCATATGTTCCTAATCCAGAAGAAGGAGTAGTCATTGGTTCATGTGTACTATCTACACCTGAAGGATTTGCTGTACTCTCGCCATTATAAAGACACTTAAACACTTCATACTTCTGGTTCACTGTATAGAACTTCGCATTGGCAATAGTAGTAGCACCTGTAGCAGATGTAATACCAATTTGACCACCACCTGCAGGTGTGGAAGAATAGTTAGGTTTCCACATATCAAACTTTGGATGAACCCCTGTATCCCACTTATACTTTCTAACTACTGATCTTGCATGAGATGACGAAATTCTTTTGGCTGCTATGATATCATCATAAATATCATACTTTTCTCCTTGGTTATCTAGAGGTACAGGAGGAACATCCTCTCTAGAATAACGATAAACCCCAGATTGTGCTGTGACCCCAGTATCAGAAGCACCATCATATCCTTTAATTGTTGATCCTAATGTAGGAACAGCAGTAGGTAAAGGACCAACAGTATTTAAAATTAAACTTTGCGGTAATACCTTTAAAATTGTTGCAGTAAATGTTGCAGCACCCCAGTTAGCACCAACATATACAGATTGACCTACAGTGAAAGACCCACCATCCACTGAAAGTATCTCTAGATATGAGTCCCACGCTTGAGGTCTACCCACAAAGAAATACATTTTCGATCTTTGTGCGTCTTGATCGTCAGTTCCTTCCGTTAAGGATTCTAGAAACTGTTTCGCATTAAAAATTCTAAACTTTTCGGAAATTATAGCGGCCATTGAAATATATCGATACGGGGTTTATTTCTGTCTTATTTATATTTATACTGCGTCAATTATACTTACCTAGTGTTCTGAAGTAATCACCAGCAAGATGATCCTCTTCAGTAGTTCCATTAACTCCTCTCGCAGTAATAACAAAACGGTCAAAGTTAACAGTTCCATCATATTCAATAACTTCTTTACCAACTAGTAATTTACCAGATGATGGGAAATTTGCAGTACTACCAGTGATATACAGAAATGTATCACCGATATTGAATGCTTGATCTAGATTTCCACCTCTATCATGAATAGAAGGAATACCTGGATTAAACAATACACCACTTGATGTTACGGAACTATAATCAATGGTGTAGTTCTCCATCCAATTATTTGGATTTTGATTAATAGCAAGGAATGGATAAAATATCTCAAATTGTTCAATATTAATACCTGAAACATTAAACTCGCCGTGATCCATAAACAGATACTCCATAAATGTAGCAACTGTTGTGCCCAATTTACCCTGTGTGAATGAATCACCATTCTCTACAGGTTGCTCAAGCATATCAACCACACCAGTTTGCTGATGCATTGTTGATTGATTCTGATAAGTTATATATGAGGTGTCAAGATTAGGTCTTAATTCTAATCTGGATGCGGTAGATCCAGAAGAAGACATAGTTTTTGGTTCTGGTGGTTGTGGTGTTATAATTTTGGTTATAAACTGTTCATGTGCTTGGAATGTAGTATTCCGTACAGGCATATGCCAACGATGTAATGTAACCAACAATGATATCATTGGTGAAACAAGAGAAACCTCATGATTCAAAACTTCATGTTTCCACAAGTAATCTTCGGAACTTGCTCCTGCAATATTCGCTCCTGCTAAACCATTAATAACAATTTCAACAGAAGATTCAAAAGTATCATTCTTTCTAACAATATCATATCCTCTAGAGATAACACATCGAGGTGCTTTCTCATAACCGCTACCACCATCAATAAGAACAATATCTAAAATCTGACCACCATGAACTAATACTTCTGCTTTTGCTCCACCACCTTTACCGTCAACTGGTATAAAGTTAATAACAGGAGGTGTATAATAATTATAAGCAGTTGGATTTAGTAAAATATTATTTTTGAAGAATAAATCAAGATCTCTCTTATTCCAAGATAAAGTATTAATAACTCCATCTTTAACTGCTGCTGTTACAGTAAATCCTTCTCCATATACATCACCATTATATTCAGTTGCTTTAACTTTAGCAAAGAAACTATTAGAAACAGATTCACCATCATTATATTGTTTAGATTTTGCAATTAATGGTGTACTGGTAACTTCACGCCAATCAAATTCACCATCAATTTTAATCATATCACCTTTCTTAAGTGAAGGATGTTCTTTTATTATTTCTCCTTTGTATTCATAACTATCTGATATATCAGTAGTATTCAACCAAGGAATAATATTACTCTCCATTCTATTAAGAAGTCTTTCGCCTGATGAATTGGTATTATACGAAACATTGAAAGATGTTACAGAAAGTTCTAAATCATTACCATCTCCTCTAGTAACAAATATTTTATTACCATCAATATACTCTATATTGTGGGATCTCATTACTAATTGCCATTCTGTACCAGCATTTTTTTGAACTTCTATAAGATATCCCCAAGATTCTTTTACTCCATTAATAATTTGATAAGCACTAGTGGGAGATGAAGAATTAGGTCCATACCATGAACTAAATTCATCATATTTTCCATCAATAGTAATAGTAGTCCTGTTATAGAATACATCTTGTTCATGGTCAAAGAAAGTTAAAGTAGGTTCGTAATCTTTACCATAGAAATAAAGAATATTAACTTTAGCAGTTGTATATGAACCATCAGATTGCAAAGCATACTTTAAAGGTCTGTTGAATATTATACTAGGTCCAACAATTCTATATGATTCTAAATGACGTTGTAATACACCATTAACAAAAACATAAGCATATAAAGGATCATCAAAAGTCTTGACACGATTATTTTCATCAAGAATTAAATAAGAATTTGAAGTACTAAAAGGTATTACATTTTCATCTATATGTAATCTCTCGTATGATCCTACAGTGTGACCATGAAAATACTGTTCACCCTGTAATGAATTAGGTACTCCTTCATACAAATCTGCAAAATTCTTTGGTGCTTTCTTAAAGATCAATCTATCTGTCTTATTAGCACTAACAAATCTCCTAACAGTATAAGTATCTTGCAGCAATATAGCATCAAGATACAATAACAAGTTTTCATTTAAATCAGTTTTGACTATAGATCCATCTTCATAATATAAATCAAAATTCTTTTGTCTTCCGTCAAATTGATCTGATATATCTTTTAATCTCTTTAGATAACGAGCGTTATTAGTATCTTCTCTAAATTTAAATGCCTTGCCATAGAATAAAACTGAAGGAACAACTACACCCTCTTCAGTTCTTTGTCCTAGTGGTGCCTCATAAAATTTTATTTGATTTCCAGTAACACGATATGTTCTTATTGGTTGTTGTACAATACCATCAAGAGATATCATTAACTCTTGTTCATTATAAGGTGTATAAGCAGATCCTGTTGCTTTATCAATAATAGTAAATTCTTGAGTACCAACACTCTGTCCTGTATCACTATCAAAAACACCATCAAATGCTGGGGATAGAGTAATCTCTCTAACCCTAGTCATAGTCTCATCAAATGCATCAACAGATACAGATCCGAGACCCCTTCTAACATTAATATTGGCAGAACCTATAATAGTTTCTGTAATTGTTCTAGTTACAGATGATGATGTTATTTTAGGTGTTGGGATACAAAGGTATGTTGTTACATTCTGAATATTCTGCTGTACAGGATTCATTCTATTAGAACCTTCCGATTCCACATAGACTTCACCAAACATCTTAAATCCAGCAGGATGTGTGGTATCTTTTAAAGCATTTCTCCACTTATCAATAGGAGTTCTGGATCTAATTACATACGAATAATCTTGATAGAAATTTGAATCAGTAATTCTTTGATTTAATGAACTAACTTTTCCTCTGTCAGATGTAAATTTACCAATTCTACTTTCTCTTGTTGTTATTACTGGTTTGAATGAAGATTTTTTAATAGAAACAATAGTAGCAGTTCCTCCACGTTGTCTATTAGTAATAGGATAACCTTCCCTAAAGACTCCATCAATTTTCTCCAATCTTAAAATGTTTATTCCTTTTTTCCAACCAGTTTTAGAAACTACACCACTTGCTACAACAACATTATTAACTTTCTGTTCTACAATCTCTCCATACTCAAAAGCATCATCATCAAATCCAGATAATACAAATGTACTTGGTGAATTGAAAGAAGGAAGTATTGATTTGTCATTATGATAATTTGAACCATACCGAACAAACCTAACACTATCTGGTTTACCTATTTCTTCTGATTCAAAGTACAATTTATTGCTGGTTTCTATAACTTCTATGAGAGGAGTATATGTATAATCAGATCCACCATTACTAATTTCTGCTTTAACAATAGCACCATTTTTAACTAACAAATCAATAGTTAAACCACTACCATCTCCAAAAACAATTGCTTCTGGATTTACATAACCAGATCCACCATTAAGTAAATTTAATTCAGTTATTTTACCAGTAACAATATTCCTAATAGCATTAATTTGTGCTTTATTATCATTAGCAGGTACAACACCTTTTATTATAGGTAAAGTTTTATATCCAAATCCTAAATTATCTAATGTAACAGTAGCAATCTTACCAATAGACTTTCCAGTATATCTCATATCACCAGTTCCATCATATTGTGGAACTGAATCTAAATTATAAACAAATTTATCAGGAGTTGTGTAGGTTATAGTTTTATTACCAGCAAGAGGATCTTCATTAACACTCAAATAAGATCCACCAGTATCAATATCTTCAGTAGTTAAGAAATAATAGTATGATATGAAATTAACTGCTTTTCTCTTTATATCACCAATATTAGGACCATATCCCAACCTAATTCTAATATTAGAACCAGTATTGCCAGGTTCAATTAGACTTACTTCTTTTTCTTCAGTGAATATATTATAATTTGGACTAGTTGAAATATCAAGATAAGAACCAAGCATTGAAGGATGACTAGTGTCAAACTTATAAAAATAGTACTTTTGAATCTGTAAAACTGGATTAGTTTCAAAGTTAGTGTTATCTGGAGAGAATTGTAACTTCTCTACCTTATCAAATGCTCTAGATATAGAGACTAATTTTGCTGGTGTACTGTGATCTTCGAATGTAGAAACATCAGTAATTCTTAATGGATTTGTAGCACCTTCATTAACAAAATCAAATGCTATTAACAACTTATGTGTTTCGGTATTATATGAAATAACTCTGGGGTCATTTGCTCCAGTACCAAATATTTTATCATTAAAAGTAAAATTATATTGAGGATCATTAAAAGTAACAGGAACACCTAATGAATGATTAACAATATCAGTATTATTATATCCTCTCTCAAAAGAAACTTTTCTAGTATTTTGATCAATAGAAAGTATTTTAACTAATTCATTATTAATTTTTAAGATATCTCCATTAGATAATGAATAAACAGTATCTAATACAGCATCAGTTCTTTCTTTGCCCAATCCAATACTATTAACAACCAACAATGGTATCATAGGATTAGGTGCACCAGTTATTTTTGTAACAGACGCATCAGTGATAGTTAATATATCATCTTTTCTGTATCCAGAACCTGCATCAGTAATCTCTAGAGATGATATATTATTAGTATCTCCAATAACTATTTTTACTTTTGCTTTAACAACATCAGATCTAGATTCTGTGTAAGAACTAAATTCTAATTCTATATCAGTATATGTTCCTGCATCATAACCACTACCATATCCTATTAAACTAGATGAACCAATACCAGTATCATTAAGTTTGCCATTATAATTTACTGGAATCAAATCCAATTCTTGGAATTTTTTACGTCTTACCCAATATGTTGATTCTGTTGTAGTTGCATCTGGATCAATTTCAATATTAACAACATCACCTTCACCCATACTGTGATTACCATCAGTTTCAAGAATAGCAATATTATCTTGAGAACCTATAATAACAATATCTTTACTTAATTGTTTGACAAAACTTATCTCTGTCGCTGCAGTATTAGATATATCACTACTCTTTAAAATAGTTTCACCTACAGAATAATTGAGGTGATCATTAAAATCACCACTTTCAACAAGGATACGAACAGAATTTTGATTAGTTGTAGAAATTAATACTTTACCTGTAGCAAAAATATTATCTGTATTTGCTTTTTCTACTAAAGAAATAGTAGCATCTTTTGAATATGTACTGTCTTGAGATAATAAAAGATTAACAACATTAGAACCAGAAGTGATTAATTTATTTGAAACACTAATACCACTAGTTGATATATCTGTTTCTGATTCAAACTTACCCTGAACGTTTCTAATAACGAACGAAGTTTCTTCTGTCGTATCACGCAATAATTCACCCGAAGCACCAGTAGATGCTTGAGTTATAATATCACCTGCAAAAGAATATAATGGTGTTACAGAAGTAAGAATAGATGCTTTTACCTCTACAGATTCTATAGATTTGACTGGTTTGCCGTATGTTGATGAAACAACCCCAGAAGCACCTTCACCCCCTGAATTAGTATCATCTACATATATCTTCGATCCAACCCCATAAATGGGTTGTGAGTCCTCTGCAGTAACACTGGAGACAGATCCTTCAGATACATTCTCGATAATAGCAACTTCATTCTCTCCATTATTATCTGTACCCTCAATAAACAATCTTTTTGATTCTGGGGGTATAGAATCTTGCTTAACATTATACTCGTAATTTGATGCTACAGGAACTGAATAAAAATTATTTCCTACAATATGCGGAAAGACAGAATTGTTATCTTTATCGATAGTTATATAATATGCATAAACACCTTGTGGATACTCTGGTGTAACACAAAATCTACCATTGTTCCTATCTAATCTTGTTTTACCAGTTAGAACATTTGGAATCCACTCATAATCATCAACAAATGTTCCCATTGGATAGGGACCAGTATCCTGCACTGGACCTCCTTCTCTGGATGCTTTAAGAGAATATCCAGTACTCATCCGAACAATAGTTGAATCCTTATCAAGGGGATCCTGATGACCATACGGACCATATATTGGGTGTCCATCATAAGCAAATCCAAGAATAGGAGAATGAACAAGGGTTTGTGTTTCTTCTAGTGTAGTTGCTGTTAAATTATCACCTAATCTATAACGAAGTCTCTTTGGATTACCAACAACACCATAAAACTTCTCATCAAGATTATTAGAAACAACTAATCCACCATTATCATCTAAATTCTGTGTGTTATCATAAAATCTATTCTTAACCCACTCATATATTGTTGATGTAGCAGTAGCACCACTATAAAGAGCGTCTGGTATAACAACTACTTTAATATTTTCTTGAGTATAAAATTTACCACCATCAACTTTAACAACATCGATAATTTTACCTTCTGTAGAAATTACAGCATTATATTGGGCAAATCTTCCTTTACCATTATTATCAGTTATAATAATTGCTGGTGGAGATGAATAATATTCCCCAGCATTAATAATTCTAATACTACTAACAGAACCAGATGTAACAACTGCTTGTAAATCAGCACCTCTACCTGAAACAATTTCAACAATTGGTGGTGCTGTATAACTATCCTGTGAAATAGATTCTACGGAAGTGATAAAATCTCCAGTAAGTATTGCTCTTGCCTTTCCAGATATACCATTAAGTAAAACAAATGGTGGTTTTTGATATCCCGATCCACGTTTAGTGATACTAAATGAAGTAACTGGACCAAAACTAATCAATTCATCATCTTTTACATTATAAGCAATAGTACCATCAACAAAAACACCAACATCACTCCTAGGAGTACTATACACCTCTGTTGTAGTAGTTACTGTTTTTGGTATCATCTTAAGTAACTGTGGATCAGTTAATGTATCTGATACGTTTGCAGGTAAAATATCTGTTGAAGGATAACTAGAAGTTGCAATATAATAATATTGCTTATCCTCATATAATGAAGAAACATCAGCAATATACTCACTCAAACCCGTTGCTATAACTGGGTTTAGAGGGACTGCTGGAGAGACAGCATTTACATTTACTTTCCATCTATAATTTTGTGCTGATTCATCATAAAGAACAGGATCTCTTGATTCGAACCCTGAATTGGTAACTTGTACCCTATCACCTGCACGAGAATAAGGTTCTACCTCATCAATATCTAAACGAGTTAATATTCCGTAGATTAATAAAGAAACAAAACCATTAGGAGTTTCAGCAAGTGCAGTAGAGTAATTATATACTTTATCTCCTACACCATGTGCTTGTGTAATAGTTCCACGTTCTTCTATAGTAAATTGTCTTGCGGATTTAGAAGAATATCTAATTTTCTCACCATTAATAACAATAGTACCTTCATTGTCTTTCCATCCAAAGGTAGAATCAACAGTAATTAAATCACCTTGATTATTTGTAGCACTAACTACTTTATCTAATGTAGTTTGTTGAGGAATAACAAACTCTCCATTCATACTAGATGGACTTATAATTAAATTAAAGAGTCCTGTACCAATTTGTACAACATTTTCTACAACTGCAGAAGCATACGGAAGGTTTGGTAAATTCTTATCTGCTTGCTGGATTATCTCTTCTCCAAGCAACCAATTCACATCACCAGATAATACAACTGCTTGTAGTGCATATGTACTATCCCAATCAGAAGTAGAAACTTTTAATGTATTATCTTTAGGGTTATAAGTTGTAGGAACATCGTCTGCACTCTTTGATATGAGAGTATTGAAGATGAAGCGAATAGATTTATCATTTCCCTTTACTTTATAAAAGGATCCGATATTTTTAATAAGAGTTCTCTTATCTACATCATCTTTTAGATATGCTTCAGGGAATGAATCTAAATATTCCTTCTCAAATGCCTTTGTAAGGGCATATAAGAAAAGATGACTCAAGTTATCTACATTTACCCCAGCACTATGTTCAACAGCAACAGAAGACGAATAAACGTCATCTGTGTACAAATCACCTAATTTAGTATTTCCACTAACTCCTCTAGAAACTTCTGTTAATGTATTACCATCTCTTTCTTTATAAAACAGAATTTCATCATCTATTTTAATATATCCGTTCCTTTCTGGGAATGATGTCCCATCTTGTAATATTACTTGATTAACTGTATCACTAATTGCAGCAACTAATGTGGATCTTTCTTTCAGTAAATGCTTCTCATAATAATCCACATCACGATAATTCGTGATATTTGCTATAATATCCAATGGTTGACCAGCAGATTCTAACTGCTCATAATAACCTTCTAAAACTTTAGTAAAGTTCTCATATTCAGCAGTAATAAAACCTGGCAGTTGATCTTCAATTAAAGAAGAGATCTGTGTATTCATTTACTCTGGATATACCGCAAATTTGCTGTTCGTGATATCTACATCTAGATAAAGACTTCTAGTAGCAGAAATATCGTTATTTTCTGGTTCTACTCGAACCTCAATTTTATTATCGTAAAATGTTCCTTTTATGATAGTCAAATCATATATCTTAATTTCACCTAGAACATAATCAATATCTCCAACATTATCATTAACCACAACTTTATCACCAGTTGCAGGATCTATTCTATATAGTACTATTTTACCACCCCTATCTTCCATGTACACAACATAATTTGGTTGTTCGGAAATAACAAAACCAGTACTACTAATAACAGATCCATCACATGAATTCTTAAAGGAATTCTGGAAGCACAACTCATAAAAATAAGTAGAGTTAATAGCAGGATAAAAATCCTTCCTCATAGTAACAGTAGTTGTATTCGATGTTATTGACGCATCAGTTTCATCTATTACACCAACATATTTACTATGACGATATTTACCATTAAATTTCTCTGTCCCAGACAATTTAGAATAATCAGACACAGAAGTAATCACTTTTGATTTTATATCTTCCGCAAACTGATTAGTCACCCTTGTGTTATAGTTAATTCTACTGCTTAACTCAAGATAAACAATAGAAGGGTCTATAATATCTGCAGTAACAGAAGCAACAGAATAATCCTTTAATTGCTCAATAATTTGTTGTTTAGTAAAGGTAGATAATTTAGATCCACTATTTGGTTTGATTACAATCTTTACCTTGCCAAATTCAGGATATCTTTCCTCTTCACCACCATAAACAATAATGTCAGAGACCGCAGGGTATATTTTACGTACTATCGCAGAATAATCTGCTGCTGTAACTGCTCTGTTCTGTGTTGAATACAGTTTTGGAGCATTAAACTTAATCTTATCAATATCTTCTATTGCTGCTCCTCCAGAGGCAGCAGAAACAGTTGTAATATTTGATACACTTATTGGAGGTGAAATACCATTTTCGTCTTGTAATACACCACTAAACGTAAATGTTGATGCTCCATTAGTAGTTTCACCATTAGTAATCAAATATGTTACTTCAACAAACTCATTATTATCTAATTTACGTCCAATTACTCCATCACCAAAGAAAAGTTGATACTGTTCATCTAAATTTTCATCAACATAGAAAATATTATCTGTAGCACCTATATCAATAATGCTATTCACTTGATTAAAATAAACAAATGAGGTAGCATTCTCTTGTGGAAAAACTTTTACTCTAATTGTACTGGTATCTGCTCCAGAATTTGTTAACTTAAACTTTTGTTTGGTGTTTGCAGTTTGAACTGTATATGAATCTGTAACTAATGTACCTTCATACAAGGATACATTTTCAAAGATTGCTTGGTTATTTGCAACAGGAACCTTATAATCTTCAACAACGACATATTTGTAGAGTTTGTCGTCAAAAGATGTTACAAATCCTGTTCCTTTTTTGAGAATTATTATAGAAGGTGCTGTACCAGTAAAGGTTACATTAAAATTAACTACTGCTTCTGGTGAAACTACTGATTTTGGTTTATAACCTAACTGTTTTGCTATAGTGATTACGTTATCTCTTAACGTAGCAGACTCTAGAAACAGTTCATTTACCACCATATTAGTGTTAAATGCTGTATAATAAGTATTATACGCTAAAACATCTAGTAAATTACTCCATGTTGAACCTTCAAAATCAAAATCACTAAAATCTGTCTTCGCTCGAAGATAGTCCTTTAGCGAAGTTTTAATATCTATAAAGTCTAGATTATTTACTTGCGTATATTTCATTGAGTTCTCTGAAGCAGGAAGTTAATCTCTTGTGGAGTATCATCTTGACGACCAACAATTTCATATTCCAAATGAACAGTAAATGAATTCTGTTCAAATTCAGGTTCCACTACCAATTCAACAATACCAATTCTTGGTTCGTAATTTCTAATAGTTGTTTTTATCTCACTTTGTATTTGTGCTGCTACACCAAAATCTAATGGTTCAAATAATAATTCAGAGATTCTAGATCCCAAATTACTTTGGAATGGTCTTTCACCAGGTATAGTCAACAATAGATTTACAACCGATTGCTTCACTGCAGCATCTTCCTTTGTTACTTGCAAATCACCAGTAACAGGATGAGGCATAAAATTTATTTTTAAATCCTTTAACGGAGCGTATCTCGGCACAACAACACTATTTTGAGTTATTTATGCACACTATAGAAGGTATACTTCAAAAACAACTCCTCACCTGCCTTTATAGGTCTTATAGTCTTTATATAGTACTTGGTATAATACTTGTTATCAACTGGGTATTTCACACAATTAGGATCATCACTATGATTAATAAAACCGCCTAATGGTGTACGAAATGTTTCCTTAAATAAAATTTCCAATAAAATATGAGATAGACCAAGTTCGGTATCAACAGGGATATCTTCTTTAGCGAATATCCCTTGACCTGCAACTTGACTATCTCCTATATGCAATGCATCTGGCAATGCTTTATAACTCAACGACCTTGACCTCTATATCTCTTCTTTGCTTTATTTCTTGATGTAGCAGAAAACTTTGAATGCTTTCCATATCCTTGTCTAGATTTCTTTGGATGTGGTTCTATAGTTACCAATCCATTTGAACTTGTTCTAATTCCCATGTTTTGTATTTAAATAAACTCCCGATGCTGGACTCGAACCAGCGACATAGTGATTAACAGTCACCCGTTCTACCAACTGAACTAATCGGGAAGGTAGTGGGTGGGAGGTTGGATTAATGTGTACCAACAAGTAAGGGGC